CTCGCTTGTGAGATTGAGCCGTTCAAAACAAACCCTTTGCTCTAATCCTTAAAAATTTACATAGTTTTATGGGTAGCAACCTACGTTACACCACTTTCGAGGAAACCCAAATTACAACGATTATTTTGGGGATTAAATATATTAAAACGCTCATTTTTAGCCGATTAAATAATTAATAACTATACTAAACCAAAAAGTTTATATGCTAAACTTACATCAAATTAACAAAATACACACAATGTCCTGTGCATAAAAACAAAATGCCTTAACTTTGCGTTATAAACAACACAAAAACACTATATATATGATAGACATTGAGATAAAGAAAGATGGGCGCAAGGTTGTGCAGCCATACGCTCCCGTTACGGAACTAAAAATTATGGAGACCGTTCATCGCAAGGGATTCACCACTCAGCAAGTGGCAGAACGCCTGGGCGTGACCAAGGCTGCTGTGTCACAAATGATTTCGGGCAACCCGACAATCTCCACCATCTACAAGATAGCATGGGCAATCGACGTTGATCCTCGCGACTTCTTCTATCGCATGGCTCCCGACGGCACAATCATCGAAGAGCCGAAGGTGAGCTTTGAGAAACTGAAGGAGTATGCCGAGCGCGAACGTTTAGGTCCGCTATTCGCACAGACACCGCAAGATGCACACAAGGTGTTGGTATGCCCCAACTGCGCCACGGCTTTTCTCGTAACAAACATTCCGCGATATGCGGAGGAGAAGAATGAGGTAGGGTAGAAAATTCTGCCCTACCTCATGCTATGGTTATCGTTTGCCGAAATTCTTTATCGCTTTGGCGAGGATTTTAGATATGCGACCAATCTCGTCATACTTTATCTCAAGCAGATTCACCCTATGGTCACGGCAATACACACGCAAAGTTTCGTCGCGAATCTGCTGATCCTCAAATGTCCAATTCTTAGTGTTGAAATGCTCCACATGCTGATAATGTTGCAGTCCGTTCATTTCGATTATCAGATTAAGGTCGGGCAGATAAAAGTCGGCAATGAGATACTGACGTTTGCAAAACATGTTTTCGTTGGGCAACTTGTGCTGTGTTTCAAACACAACGCCATGTCCGTGCAACCATTTATAGATTTCCACTTCACCAACCGATTTAGTGCAAAGCGGACAGCCTCCTGCACCTCTACTATGGGTATCGGGTGAGGTTTCAAACAGTAGACGATGTTCCTTGCAATATATTTTTACAGGGGTGTCGTTGTTGATATATACCACATCGCGATACGAGTATTTGCTGGGAAAACGCTTCTTACACTGCTCTATCCATTTTTGCTTTCTTTCCTCGGCAGACAGTTTATTTAAAATGCCGGAACACAATGCACAACCGCATCCTTGCGTTACATGGCAATCATACCTCGACTCTTGCCATCCATGCACAGGACATTTGTATCTGATATAATCAGTAACCAATCGGGGCGGTCGGCTTTCGTCATATTCATACTTGTCGCCATGCACGGCTCGTGCGTTCTTTATCCAGTCGGGAGGAAAAAGTTTGCCATTGCAATACTCACAGCCTTTGCCTTCTAACAATACTCGTGCACTACGGTGCTGTTCACCATGCTGCTTGCAAGTGAAACGAATTTGGGAATCTTTACGTTTGAAGTCACTCCATACGAACGTGTATTTATCGCCATACAGCTCGTGTATCTTACGCTTAAAATTTTCCATTCCGTTCTCTCGCTCATAGGGTGGTACCATGTCGTTACATAGCCAACAGCCATGCGGCTTTTTGCCTTTTTCTCCTCTCAGAAGTGTGCGAGGTCTAATCTTGAACTCGCCATGAACAGGACATACGACAACAACATAAGCATCTGTTCCTTTATATTCCACACGCGAAAAATCATAGTCAGGGTACATTGCCTTTGCCTTTTTAAGAAAACACTCTTGGGGAGTCAAGCGAGGCTTAGGTTTTATAGACTTTTTTTGTTCAGCTTTCCTTAAAGTCTCCTCGTGTTGCTTTCGCCTGTATTCCGCAAGTCTTTCTTGAGCGCATAAAGGACATCCACTCGACCTTTTCAGACTTGCGCTAATATGGTTGCCAGCTTGCACCGTGAAATAATGATCGTGCTTGACACAGCGAATAGTAATAGGCTTCAGTCCGGCAAGATACACGCTCTCGGAATAATCGTAGGCGTCGCCCCATTTTACTCTTGCCTTAGCGATATACTGCTCTTGTGTCAGTCTAACGTTGCTCCATCGCTTAGGCTTCGATTGCTCGTTTTTACATAGCATACGCTACTCCTTCCCCTTGTCCTTAAACGTTGACTCCAGCACGTCAAACAGCACCTGCACGCCCATATAGTATGCGGTGTCACAGTCTTCGACTGCAGGCGGGTTGAATGTAAGCTGCTTGATTACTCCTGTGGTGGCAAGCTGCAAATCTTTCTTGCCCAACTCAATGGTTAATTTTGTCTCTTGCATAATAATGTTGCTTATAAGTTATTAATTCGTTGTTTTACATCAGTTTTATTACAAATGCGCTGCAAAGATAAAAGTTTATCTTGATATTTCCAAACAAAAACAAAGTAAACTTGGCTTATTTCATCTTTTTATACAATTTTCTTTGTTTATTCAAAGTTTGTTTGTATCTTTGCATCACTTATAATACTTTACAGAATAAAAATTCAAAATCATTTTCGAAATGAAAGGAAAAAGAAACAATCTTCGCATAACTGCGATAATGAAAGAGAAGGGTCTTACTCTTCCCGACCTTGCAGCAAGAATCACTGTAACCGACAAGGACAACAATAAACGCACACTGACTTCTTCGGCTCTCGGAGCACGCATAAACGGCAATCCTCATCTAAGCAATCTGTATGAGATAGCCGATGCACTTGGCGTGAAGATAACCGAGCTATTTCCGCCAGAAGATCAATGTACCACAGTTCCTACTGCGAAGTTCAAGATACAAACCACCTGCCCCTCGTGTGGTGCAAAAATAAGCGCAAGCGTGACGGCAGAGTAAATGATATTAGCATAGTATTTTGCTATGTTATTAATTCGGTGGGTGCCACTGTCCGTGAGGATAGTGGCACTTTTAATACCGTCTCAACGAAAGAATAGCCTTTGACAACCCTACATCTATTATTTCAAAATCAGAAAACTACGAAAGTAATAACGTATAAAAATATTAATGTATGAAGAAAATCTTTAGAATGATGCTGCTATTGACGATGATGACAGCAGCATGTGTGAGTGTGAGCAGTTGCAGCAGCGACGACGACGGCACGTTCAGCGAGAAGCGTGTGGAGAAATACATCACGGGGTATAAGTGGTATTTGGACAACAACAAGCGCAGCGAGTACCGCTTCTACCGCAACCGACTGGTGTCGAGCATGAGCAGCGGTAAGGTAACGTCGGGGTCGCTCACCTACGACGCGTCGAACTTCTTTGGCACATGGGCTGTAATAGACGGCAAGCTCGTCACCACATTCACATCGGGCGCATACGGGGGCTTCGATTGGAACGACATCCTTTACGGATCGCTCACCATTACCGAACTGAGGTCTAATTTTAAGTCCATCGAGGCTACAGCTCCAAATGGCGACACACATGAGTTGAGCAGTTATATGATTAGCTACGGCACAGGCAGCGACTTCGTTGACTACTCCGACAATTCCGACCACGACGGTGCACTAATAGGTACATGGGAAGCTCTGGCGTATAAGGATAACCGCAATGTAATATTTGCGATAAAGATAGGCAAGAATGGTAAGATTACGTTCATAGCCAAAAGCGAAAACATCGACTTCACCACTACCTGCACAACCAAGAACGGCCATGTTACTTTCAGCCATCTATTTGCACCTGGAGCCGACTCCTGTTCGTTCATATATATAAGAGAGAAGAATAAAATACGGTTTTATAGCGAAGAGAATGCCCAGCAGGTATGGGTGTGGCAGAAAGTAGAATAAAAAATCTGCGTACATCCGCGTAATCTGCGGTTAAATACAAAAAATATTGTACCTTTGCAGTCACGAATATGGCTCTTAGCCATACTTCTGTAAAGTATAACAAAAGTTGGGCCGCTTCTGTCTGCGAGGATGGAAGCGGTTTTTTTGATTTAGCTCTTTTACTTTTGCTGTCAACAAGAAGACGGCGTAACCACCACAAGCAGGAGCACGTGCAGCATAGAGCCGATAACAATAGTGAAGCCGTAGCGGCAAATATCATCCCACTCAATGCCCGGTAGTTTATACCGCTTCCATTGATACACCTCACGCAATGCCATTACGGGCAGTGCGAGAACGCCTACGAATATAGACGCGATAAACCATCCGATTGCGCCTTGTCGGTTTCGCTTAACCTCGTCGTAGCCTTCATCTATTATATCGAGCTGCGCTGCCTTGTAGAAAATAAAGAGCGTTGTCGCTTCCAAAATGATGCAGTTCAGTAGCATCAGAATTTTCATTACATCCATCTGCACCTCCTTATTCTATTGTTATCCAAATCTGCTCGCCTCTCTCGTCAGCCGCTTTCAGCTTTGCGTATACCTTGCGGAACGTCGCCGTTGAATTAAGCACCTTGCCCCTCTCCTTATTCTCGCCGACAAGGATGCAGCCATCCGTGTCCTTCGCGGTGTTGCCGCAGTGAATAAGCACGCCTTGGAAGCCTATCGTATTGCACAACCTTGGCAGTCTACCCTTGCAGAACTGGTACTGCGCCCGACCTCCGAAGCGTGGCGATACCGTCTTCATGTCGACGAGGTATCTGCCCGTCGGTATGGCGGTTTCACCCTTAATCTTCACACCGCATATCTGCGCAACCGACATATTAGATGTCAGTCCTCTGTCCTTGTCTTCGAGCGTGTCGCAGACGTATGCGCCGTCAACGTACATCTTACCGATTGTGTACGTCTCCTTCCTTGCTATTCGTTTTACCTTGATTTCCATACTATTTTAGATTTAGATAAATAATGTTGTTACGATGTTGAGTATCGCGCAGCACTCGACGATGAACAGCCAGTAGCGGCGCTTCCAAATGCAGAGCATAACAGCGAGCACGGCAAACAGAACGGTAGGCAGGGCGTTGATGCTACACGCCCATGCCACGCTTGCTATTGCCGACGTGATAGCTCCGCACTTGTGTATCGTGCGCTGACTCTCGTCGAGGTAGGCAGGAGCTGCGCCTACAAAGATGATGCCCACGCAGGTAAGAAAAGCCATGCACTCCAGTCCGCCCTCTGAGAGCATGAGCGGCAAGAACGATGCGCCGAGCGTCACCATGAGCGCAGGGAAGAGCCAGTCTTTATCTGCGAGATAGTATACCTCCGAGAGCATGGTCGGCACTCGTTTTGCCACGCAGCAGCTGAAGACGTACAGCGCAATAGCGATGAGTATAATGATAGCCAATGTCATCATGCTACACCTCCATCTTTAACTGCGCAGGATAACCTGCCGTGATGTCATACTTCTCTACCTCCTCGATGCTGTTCAACTCGCTCACTGCCTTCTTGTGTAATGCTGTCACGTTGTAGCAGTCTTTAGCGTAAGCCTCGATATGACTTATGATATTCTGCGCTTGCTCAATGCTCAAGTTATAACATTGCTTGCCCAGCCATAGCGTAGTGTCCGTGCGACCGATACGCTGCAAACGCTCGTTGCCCTGGTACACACGATCTCGAAGCTCGAAGTCCAGCCACACATGCTCCCCGTTAAGGATGAAGCCGTTGACAGCAGGGGATGTGTCGTAAGCCTCTATCTTCTTCAATACCTCACGCTTCGCTCTGGCAAGCCCCCTGTTTGCCATTGCTGTCTTCCATGCGGCATAAGCCTCGTTGACTGCTGTCTCCGAATACTCGCTAACAGGCATTGAGCACTCGACGCACTCGTATGCACCCAACTCCTCGTTGAGCACGCCGTCAAGATGCACGATACATACTCCTTCTCTCTCTTCTTTTTCCTTGTACTGGCCTTTAGGCACAAACGTTTTTACAAAATTCACTTTTCCCATTGTTTCTTCTTATTTTTAATTTATTCATATTTTGACAATACACATTTTCTTTGTGCTTTATCTTCTTCCATGCCATCCACCTTATAGCGTAGCTGTTATAATGTTTCATATACCCGAATAGTGAGTTGATGCTTCTGACAAAATCCTCTGCCTGTTCTCTGCTTACGTCTGTCATATTGTTCCATTCTTCAATTCTTTCAAAGAGATGCGCCACGGTGGTCTTGCCGCAATATGTTCTTCCGGGCATGATGGCAGCCCCTGTAAATACAACACCCTTACGGGCTTCTTGCAGATATACCTTTCGAGGATGCAATGTAAGACCTAAATTGCGGTCAAGCCATTCTCGCGCGTCATGCAGCACATCAAGCAGCTGCTTCTTATTTCTACTTATCGCGACGAAATCATCAACATAACGCCCGTAACCGCATCCATCGTCCAAGCGCCCGACGATCCACTTGTCAAAACGCGACATTATGAGATTGGCTATTATCTGGCTCGGCAAATTGCCGATCGGAAGGCCTTTGCCTTCGCCACATGTAAACAGTGACTTGTTTGCCGGCAGTCTATCCCATAGTTTTATGTCGCCTATCTTTACACAGTTCTTTGTCGGATCGTGAAGTATTACCTTGCGCCACAGCCACAACCACCACTCTATGTCGTCGCCGTCATATCTGCGCCTTATAATATCCTCCACTATTCCGTAAGCCATCCGTCGGTCAATGCTCATAAAGAAGCCTTGAAGGTCGCATTTCAAGATCCATGTCTCCAGGGTGTAACCGCTGCTCACCTCTGCTATCTGCTGCTTCACGTGTTCAATGCCGTACAGCGTGCCTTTGCCTTTTCTGCAAGCATAGGCACAATCGAGCATCTCAGCTTCGAAGATGTCTATAAACTTGATGGCAAGGATATGGTGCACTATGCGGTCGCGAAACTGCGCGCAGAACACCTCCCGTAGCTTCGGGCGCGTAACGCAGAAAGCTTTACTTTGGCCTATCTCGTAGGTCATGCTATTCAGGTCTTGATAGAGCTGCAAGTTGTTTGCAAGATAGTTTTGCATGTATTCCACACAGCCAGTCGTACTTGCCTTGAACCGCTTGCAGTCTTTATAACCCTCGTAAACATCCTCAATAGTGATATATTCGTACATGCTCTCGACGAATTTGCAATAGCCAGCTTGGTGTATGCGAAGAAGGGGATCGCCAGCAACGCATTGCCCTTGTTGTTGTTGTTCGGCGCCGTACCGAAGTAGTAGCTGTTCGTCGCGTTGTTCTGCGTTCTCGGTGTCGCTGTCTTGTTCTTTGCTTCTCCATCGTCAGACGGCTGAAAGCGGACACCCCTTGCCACTCAAGTGGCTGCTCTCCCGTGTTACTCATGGCTTCACGGTTCTCGCCTTGCGAGCCTTCTCCGCCTTCAGCCAGCCCGTCGCTTCTTTTGCTACCTTGTTCACCTGATAATCGAGGTTTGTAGCCGCCTTGACAGAAAGAAATTCTGCCTCGGCAAAAAGCGTGATTCTTGATTTGACTTCCGACACGAGAAGGATGTAATCATGCAAGTACACCTCCCTTTGTTCAAAACTCTCGTTTATCCTTCTTATAAGGTCAAGAGCCGTGCAGGCCTTGCTTATCGCCACGCTGTATTCGCCGTAGCGCACAAGCCTACTGACGTTTTTGCTGTAGCTCATCAATATCTTGCAGAGCTTGAAGGTGTCTTTATATATTTGCAGTTCGTCTGAGAGCATGTCTTCGAATATACCTTTTGTTCATAATTCTTTATAACAACCACTCGCACACACGCCTCACGCTACGCGCTCGGCGTCAACGCTTGCGTCTTCCTCACTTGAGAGAGAAAGAGATAAAGAGGGAGAGGGGCAAGCGAAGAAGGGGACCGCCAGCAACGCATTGCCCTTGAAGCCGCCGTTGCCCGGCGCCGTACCGAAGTAGTAGCTGCCCGTCGCGCTGCCCTGCGTCGCGGTCCACTTGTTTCCCTTATATTCATTAACGCTCACACCGAGCTCGGGGAACTTGAGATTAACGGCATCAATAACAAAATCAATGTTTGCCCACAACAGTTTCATCTGTTCGAATGTCGGGCTGTAGCCCTGCCATGCCTCGCCGGCACAGTCAACGGTCTTTGAATAACAGTAGTCGCAGAACGGAGTTTCGATGCTCCGCTCGTCGCCTTCGGCAATAATTGTTATTGTCGCGGCAAGACCGTTATAGACAAACTTGTAATACAGTGGGTTGCTATTGTTATTACCGTCCGATGGAATATTTTTAAACTGGACGCTTTGGTTTGCCCACGGTTTGTTTGGTATCTGCCTAAAATTGGCAAGCAGATCAATGCTGATATAGATGTCGCCGCCGTAGCGCTGTGTGTCGAGAGTCTTTATACACACGAAAACAAGATGAGTCTTGTCTTTTCCGCTCGCTTCCCATGCGTCCCACGTCCATTTTTTGCCCTCGTCGTCTACAAGCCACACGCCGCTCTCGTAATGGTGATAGGCATAGTTGAAGCGATAAGAATCGGCTATGGCTTTGCGTGTTCTGCTGTATCTGTCATACTGCTCATACATGCCGTCCACCTTATCCACGGCAACGGTATAAGATGTGCCTATCTTCACGTCAAAACTCGCCACGCCCTGCGCGTCCGTGATATAGTCTGTTTTTTTGCCGCCTATTGTCACATGTACAGGCGCTCCCTCCCAGGGCTGCAAAACGTCATCTTCGTTGGCTTTCTGCATCCTCACCGTGACATGCTCAAACTTTACCGTCTCTTCAACATACACAGCATCAATAATGCGGTTGCCCACGGCGGCGACATGCTGCACAGGGTTCAGTATCGCGCATCCATTGATATAAGGGAATACAACCTTGTAGGTAGAACCTTTCGTCACCGTGAACACGGCTTGTCCGTTGCCGTCGGTCGTATATTGCTGCGGATCTGCTCCGTTGTTGATATAGACGTTCAAAATGATACCTTCCACGCTGACAGACGCTAAGGTTGTGGTCACGTTTACCGTCACATGCTCGTCCGCGTCGGTCAGGTTCACGCTTTTCGCCATTCCCTGTCGGTTGGTGACGGTCAGAACGTTGCCGTTAAGCTCGGCGTTCACTCTCTCCGCTTCCGCTGCTTTGCTGTCCGCGTTGTTACCTGCTTCTGTTGCCAAGGCTGCTGCGTCAGTGGCGGCTTTTGCGGCAGAAGACGTGTTGGATATTGCTTCGGACACACGTTTCTCGCGCTCGACATCAGCTTTTTCTCGCTCCGCTTCTGCATTCTGACGAGTTGTCTCCGCAGTTTTTCTTGCTGTTTCTTGGCGTACACGCTCGGTTTCAGCCTCCAGTCGCGTGTTTTCGTTCTGCTTGCGTGCAGCTTCGGCTGTTGCACGCTTTATTTCGGCTTCGGCACGCTTGCCTTCCTCTGCATTTGCCTTGTCGGTAGCCGTGTTTGCAGCACTTGCTGCGCTGTTCGCCTTGCTGACAGCGGCATCAACGTTTGCTGAAAGTTCGGCAAAGGTTGTCACTCTCTGCTTTTCAACTGCTACACGGTCAGTTTCGTTCGCTGTGCGCGTCTTTTCAGCTTCTGCACGCTCGGTCTCGGCATTGGCACGCTGCGCCTCGGCTGTCTTTCGCGCGTCCTCGTTGCTCACGCGCTCCGTCTCCGCTGCATGGCGAGCACCCTCACTCTCACTGCGCTTATTTTCTGCCGACACGCGAGCGGCTTCAGCCGACGCTCGCTGCTGTTCAGCCTCCGTGCGCTCGCTCTCGTTAGCCTTGAGCGTAGCGTCCGTCTGCTTTGCCGTTTCAATAGCTGTGTTCGCGTCGGTTATGAGCTGCGTCAGTTCAGCCGTCGGAGGCAGGATAACAAGCGCCGTGTTCATCTCCACCGAGTCCTCGCCCTCGATAAGCTCGCCGTTGAACGCCGTGTCGCCCGACGCGTTGTTGTCTACGATGGCAAACTGCTCGTACTCCTTGCTGCGCCAGTCATTGCCGAAAATCTTGCCGCGGATTTCGAGAGCGTATGTGCCCACTGATACAGCGTCGCCCTCGACACGTGCATTGATGATGTTATCCTCCGCTGTGTCGATAGTGTAGCTTAGAGCCACACGCCGATATTGGTTCACGATGTTCACAACGATGTCCGTGCAGGCAGGCAGCGGAAAAGCAACCTGCTCGCCGTTAACTATCTTCTTTACTGGTATGCGCAACGTAAAATCGTTACCCCTTACAATTTTCTTCATATCTTATTCTTTTGGTTGTTCTTCTTCTGTTGTGGTTATAGGCTCGTCAGCAGTATTTGTCGGGTCGGACTCGCTTTCAAGTGCAGGGTTAAAAAACGGTAACTGTCTGCCGTTCCATACCACAGTGCAACTATTCTGGCCTTTATTGACAATGCAGGTTATCATCGCGCCTTGCCCTCTGCCAAAATATTTGCTGGCATTATCGAAATCCATACTCGTATATCCGATTGTAGTCATTTCTGTATCACTATCATTGACAACAATAATGGTCTGTCCGACATACGCCATAGCCTCGTAAACCGTCTTTGTGCTCAGTTTGCCCCAGTTTGTATGGTTGGGCATGTAGAAAGGTGGAACAATAACAACATCAGCCTTAGTCATCGCCTTTATGTTACCCGTAAACTTCACAAAGCAGCCGGTCTTCTCGAAGTCAATCTGGATATTTCCGAGAGCCAGTGCCGGCACGTCTGTAACGTACTCCTTTAGGTTTTCAGGGGTAATCTCCGTCATCTTTTTGCGGATAAGCCCCGAGAATACGCCTGCGCCAACCTCAAGCACGCCCTTCTCGTTTACGCTCGCCGTCACCTCGCCGCTGTTATTCTTGACCATGAACTTGTTAGCCGTCGCCGTGATGGTGTCGTCCTCAAGGTCAATACCTGCTCTCTTTAATCCCGACTCCAGTTTGCCTGCCTCCGTCTTGTCGTAGGGCGATAAGCTCCAGCCGCCATACTCTGTGCCCTCCATGAGCATCAGACGACACAGATTGATAGTACCGTTCTTGCGAATAGCTGTTTCTATCAGTAGCCTTGAGCAACCACTGGGCACTGTTATTTGAGACGTGTATAGTGCCCAGTCACCAACAATATTGGGATAGTTTTTCGATTCAACAACTGCACCTGCGACACCATTATCGAAGCGTTTGATTGTGTAATACGCACCGCTATCTGTTGCCCTTATGACCCTCACCCAAACACTGAAGATGTATTTTTTGCCAGGTGTCACACGCACATCTTTGAAGTATAGACCAGTCCATGTGTTCGCAGTCGCTCCCTGCGCATTGAATACTGCGTAGTTTGAGCCGCCAACACCGCCACCGTTTATTATGTTCACTGCCTGCGAGAGACCGGCAGCAATCTTCACGATGTCATCCCATGGGCGTAGGGCTGAGCCTACGATGCTATTCTTTAGGTTCGTGGTCGTTTCAACCTGTAGAGAGATTTTGTCCGTTGTCTGCTCTATCTTCGATACCTTATTCTCAGTATTCGTCTGCTTCTGTGCAAGCGAAGTGATACTCTCTGCGTTCTGCGTTAGAGTAGTGTTTATCTTGCCTATCTGTCCGTCCACCTCGATCTTGTTGTTCTTGACCGTTGTTCTGAGTCCATCCACGGACATCACAAGCTCCGCAAGCGTCATTTCCTTTGTTGTGTCGCCATCCTTTACCTTGAGCTTGAACATTGACGCAAGCGCATAAATCTCGTCGCGTGACACCACGAATATCTCCTTGCCGTCGAGCGTATAGTCGTTCACGCCCTTGTACAGCTTGATTGACGGAGAATCAGAGCCGTAAGCCGAGAGATATAGCACAGACTGGCGTGCCGCGTCTGTTGTATTACCCATCTGAACAAGCTCGTCGCCCACTTCGGGCTGCGAGTCGCCGTAGTTGCCACCCGACAAAGCAAGAATGTCGATATAGTCCGTGCCGACCAGCATCACTCTGCGCCAGTAGTATTTGTTCTTTGCGTTCGCCGTCGTGCCCTCCTTGATGTTGAACGTTTGGCAGCGCACAAGGTCGTTGACGACAAACGGGTTCGTTATCTCCTCGTCGCCTCGCTTAGTTAAGAACGAACAACGGTAGACATCGTATCGCAAGGGCGCAGTGCCGTATTCGGGCAGCAGTGTTCCCTTTTTCAAGAAGTCCACCTTGCTAATCTTCATCGACGCAGGCGACAGGACTATCTCGCCGCCCACACTTTGCAGCTCTCTAATTACGAGCTTCACGAACTCTGCGGCCTTGCGCACAAGCAGACGGTCTACCTCCAGGTAGCTATCCTCGCTGTCAGAATACTTGCCAAGTCTGAAGCCTGAACCGAGCGCACCCGAACGGAACGCCGCCGACACAACCTCTTTGAGGGTGGCGATGCCGTCAGAGGAGATGCCGAAGTTATTACCTCCAGTATTCTCGCCCAAAGTCAATCCTTTTATGAAACGAATGATCTCTTGCGCAGCATCCTGCTTTACTTTTGACAACGCATTATCGTCGAGAAACTTCGGAGTTACTATCTTGTCAGTAGACTCAAACTGCGTGCCCGTTGTGGCTACTCCATTCACCTCGCCTTGGTCCTCAAAGGCTATTTTCCCTCCGGACACAATAGTGAGAGTCTTCGCGAAAAGTTGGCGGAATTTAGTGCCAGCCTTCATCGTAATGTCCTTGAGGAAGGTCACGATATTGTCTACCGAAGAATAATTATACCACTCGCTTTCGTAGGGAATGGCACTGATTGCTTCGTCCGAGGACAAATAGCCATATACGATTCTGCCGCCTTCTTTCCAATCGCGCTGCACCGTGCCGTTATCGCCCGACGAGGTTATAATGCCTTGCAGAAAGACGTAGTAGTACTTCTCGTCACCTATCTGCTCTTCTTTTTCGTCCTTGCCGTAGATGTCTATCAGTGCAGACGGGAATACTATCCATGCCGAAGCATCGAGCGTCATGTCGCGAGGAATGGCGGCATAGACGTATTTTTCAGTGTGGGTATTGAATACCGTTGGAGCTGCCTGTAAGGGCCAGCGTCGGTAGTTGTGTCCAGCATCGAAGCCGATAATGTCCTTGACGTACACAAGTATCTGAGCACCGCTCATACACGATGCCTGGATATAGTCAGGATTGCCAAGGGCATTCAGCTCGATATGCAATGCCGAAGGCGAAATCCAATAGTCTTTGGTTGTCGCTTGTGTCATATATTATATTGATTTTCTGTCACGAATTTAGAAAAAAGCGTTAGTATGATACGGACATACCTAAACGCAAACGACCGAAAGAGTATGGTGACTCTTGAGGTCGCAAGAAATGTAGAGATGAGAACTAAAAGACTTATATCTTCGTACTGCCGCAGAAACTGAGTCGTGCCGTGAACGATACGCTGTACATATCGGTCTTGGTATCGTCGGCATATTTTATGGTATCTTCCGACTCGATGGTACATGGCAGGAACTTGCCGTTAATCTTCAGCCATACGTGCTCCGACATGAGCAATTCGTGGAGATACCAAGCGAGCCATGTTTCATCCAAAGGATCGGTCTTGTAGTGCCAACCTTCTTTGTTGCCCTGCTTGCGTACTGCCGACCGAGAGAAGGAGTGCAAGGTTTCTTTGCGTGTCACGGTATAGTTGGTGGTTTTGATGTCTACCTCCTGCGCATAACTCTTGGGTATGCTGATGCTCTCAAGCACACCGAACGAATTGATGAAGCGAAACTCCGTGCGGTGTACTGCCTCGGAAGCAGGTAGGGCAAAGAGCTGCTGTCCGCCTACTGTCTGTGCGCCTTCTGCCGTTATGTTGTAGACTTTAGCTTCGGGTGCCTCCCATGTGGCAGTTGTCAGACTTACAGCCGGACTGTACGCATCGGCATAGACGAGCTGTTCGCCTACGCAAACCAACTGAGGTGTGGTGTTAGGTTTGCGTGTCAGTCTACCCACCTTCATATCCTGCTCGCCCATCAAGCGGTCGTAATCAGAAAAACCACCGAAAATGGTTTGCTTTACGTCCTTGCCGGCGAGATAAGACACTGGCTCCGATTTTTTTACTTCGCCATCAGTCATATACTCGTCGTATGCCGACACGTTAAATTTTACTACTGGCATAACACCTGGCTCAGGCGAATACTCGTAGGAGTCGCGGAAGGAGCGTAGGGCAGACGAGATGTCTACTTGCACGGCTTTGCCGTTTTCGGTCAAGACGGGTTCGGTCATACGCACGGTTTCGTAGTTGCCGCCACTCACGCCACACTTCACCTCAAACACCATTCGGTGAAATGAAGGCGAACCACTAAGCGTGAGCGGAGTGACGGCGAACGTGATAGGGTTGCCGTTGAATATAGATCCGTCAACTAATTTCAAATATGCTGCCATGTGCTTTAATTATTAATTATTAATTAGTAATTATTGGTTGTTACTTTTTGATGTGGCGATGTGTGTATATATAAAAGGTATTATATTGCAAATACTTCCAATTCCACTTCGCCCAATCCGTCGCGTGCCGTAATCTCGGCATTAACCTTGTTGATAAGGCATTTCTTGCCGTCGATATTCCACCACTCTTTCCAGTGATTCTGAATGTCGGCAATCTGAGCTACGGAGGCGAGGCACTTGACGTAATACTTCTTGCGATGAAGGAGAAAATAGATGTAATCGACGAGGAATACGTCTACGTAGCCTCGGTTTTTGACCGACGGAGTCTTCACTACGAGTGGAGCGTCCGCCCATTCGGGCTGCACCCAAGCACGTGGCTTCAAGGAGAAGCGCTCCTCGTTGCCGATGCCTGGCTCAACGCCGTTGTAGTCGTACTCGTTGCCGTAGGGGTCGATAGAGTCGGTTGTCAGGGCATAGTCGCCAGCCTTTGTGCGCCACTTCGAGTTGCCGAAGCCGTCATAGTTGTAGCCGTAGGTTTCATGTGTCGCGTCGATACCACCACCACGCATGATAGCGATAGACAAACCCCAGTCGTATGACTGAAGAGGAGAGTTGCCGTCATCGGTGGAAGACGGATCGTAACTCTCACGTAACGAGAGCTCTTCGGTGACGTAGAAATCAGCTATCATCGACGACATGGTGTTCTTGACGTACTGCTTCACAAACTCATGTTCCATATCCTCATCAACGAGAGCCGCCATCTGAGTTTTGGCGTAAGAGCCGTTTAGCTTTTGAATCTCTACGCCATCATATTGCTTGCCCACTTCGTTGGGCTGTTTAGGATTATCGGAAGCGCAAGTACTACCCGTGCTTGACGATAAGGCTATACGGTAATTGGCATCCACCATACCCACAGGGACAAAGCTCGACTTAAACTCCTGAATGAAGTCTTCGTTAAGAGTAGAACAATCGCCTATCTCCACACCCTTCATAGCAGCCACCTCAAACAAGCGAGGTCTCATATTGTTTGCGTCAGTAAACTCTTTGTCGATCTTCACACGATATTTATTACCTGTCTGAAGGTCAACAAACACGTTCATCTGTCCGTTTTTAACCTCGTGAATAATGTCCTTGTAGGTAAGGCTCGTTACGGTAGAGTTCTTAGGGTATTCGATATAGTCGTAGTCAGTGTTGAAGTCCTTCACCTTGTTCTTCACGTTGTCGCGCTGCTCCTTAGCTTCGCTCTCGGCTGCATATCCGGCACGCACACCGGTTATCTTCTCCGTGATGGGGAACATACTGAGCACCTGGGCGTGAAAATTGCGAGGTGTAGGATTCTGCTTACGGAACACGTCGCGAATGAGATAAGCCGTTACCTTGCGCTGCTCGTAGTCGTAATGGAACTTAATGCCGAACTGCTGTTCAAGCGAATCGATCACGTCCGACACCGACTCATTGGGAAAATTCTTCTCATTGGCATACATACGGAAAATGCTTGCACTCATCTGAGCCGAATTGATGGAGTTCTTGCAGGTGATGCTTGCAATCTTGTCTTCGCCTACACGCACGGTAACCCAGTCGCCTTTCACTGTCACCACTTCAGTGTCCTTAAAGGCTCCTTGGTTGTAAAAACTGCCGTTATACTTCTTATCTACTATCTTATATGTAACCGCACGATAAGTAACCTCCTGCACACTCTTGTCTTTCGGATTTTCGAGTTTCAGTTTGCCGCCACAACCGCGAGAGTCGAGCCATTTGTTCACGTCTTCAAAAAGGTCCTTTACGTTCTTCTCGCCATAGACTTGCTTCTGAAAGAAACCCTCCTTCACGTCACCTACCTGCTTCAGTCCAGCTTTCACGGCTTCGTCGTTCTTCGTGTAATACGACCGAGCGTAAAGAGGTTTTATGTCGTAGGAGCATTTAGTGGTGAAGAAACAGAGACGGTTTATGTCGCCGATGGCTGTAAGAGCCGAATTGTCGAACTGGACACCAAGGTGCTCAAAGAGGCAGTCAAGGAAAAAGAGTATGTAGAAACAAATGCCCGATTGCGGACGGTTGGCATCCAACACCCATATCGGCCCGCGGTCTTCGTACATTTCTTTCTCGTGATTTTTGTTGTTCGGGTCTTCGTCCTTGCGGGAGTTCACTTCCTGCACAAGACTGTCGGACGTAGTACCATCGTCGTTCAAATCGTGGTGGGCATAGCACACACGGGCATTGCAGAAGGGCTTATGGGGGTAGGCATCATTCACGTTGATGTAGGACGTCTGCACCTTCGGCACTTTTACGTTGTTACCGTTGGGGTAAGCATCTACTCTCAATACTTCAGCTTCGTGTAAGTTGCCAGTTTCGACACATTGGGCAGGATAAGAGAAACCAAGGGCTTGAGGGGAAAAGGTGGACTCCGTAGTATTGTCGTCGCCCACCGAAGCGTATCTCTTATCGCCTTTTTTGCCTTCGTATTTGATCTCTACCTCAGTCTTGTAGTTGACACTCACGCTCACCTCGTCAATCTTCTCGCCTATAAGGAGCTGGTCGCGGTATTTCGTGGGGATAGGCACTTCGTTGCACTTGAGGTCGCTAATGAGGTCAGAGAATGATTGCGTAGATGCGTTGATGTTTAACGAGAGAGAATCTTTCACTCGCTCGTCTTCCTGGATGATAGCTGTGCCCGACGCAAAGGGCACGCCGTCGGCGACAATCTGCATCGGCGTGTGCTCATAGCTCACGGGACGAATGTCGCTGCTGACATCATCCACGTTTTTGAGAAAATGCCGGTTACCTTCGATGGGCAGTCCTACGGGATAGGAGAACATCTCAACGTCGTTGAACAATGGGTTGCTCAACTCGATACTGATGGATGCGTCTTCTTTTAAGGCGAGAGGCTTGCCGTCGGCGAGGATTGTAAGTTTGCTGTTCATGTTGGGTTGTTTTTTACTGAGCCTTTCTAAGCCTTACTGGGCTTTAAGTGTTATACTATTATTTTGGCATTGCCATATAGCGTGATGTTGCGGTCGGTATTGCTGAAAACCTTGGTGTCGCCGTAGGCGTCAATCTTCAGATAACTTTGTGCGCTTATCTTGCCACCGTGAGCCTCGCATTTCACGCTGCCATAAAGCAGGGCTTCGGCAGAAGTCCATAACCGAGAGTGGTCGGATGCCCACACAAAACCTTTACTAATGTGCCCATAGGCGTAATCGTTTAGAGAAACGAAAGTCTTGTCTTTCTTTTCACTATACACCTGACTGTGTCCCCACGCTTGAACGGAGGCCGAACCTAAAAGAAAGCATTTGGCGTAGTCGTACACGTCAACGAGGATGTCGCAATCGGTCACTATTACAAGAACGTACTCTGGTGCGGTCTTCGGGCACTCGTTGACATAGATTCCGGCGGCGTTCATTTCTTCCTTCAATGAAGGATAAATAGCAGGAAGTTGTTCGTTGATGATGTCGGCATACTTGCTCTCTACGAGGTCTTCCCAGTTATTACGCCACACAGCCATGAGCTGACTGACATTCTCTGCGGCGAGCATGGCACGAAAACCCTCGGCACAAGCGTGGCGAGAGTGACAAGCAGCGGTACAGAGGCTTTTTAATTGTTCAAAAGAAGTCATAAATGTTGGGTTATGAAAAAAGCTTTACCGGGCCTTTTTATGCCTTTCTAAGCCTTTGGTGAAACTTCGTTTTTGGTTTTCTCTAAGATTGCCTCGTAGCCTTTCATTTCGTCTTCAGTCACAATGTCGGCGTAGTCTTTGCGGAGTTGGGCGATGCGTTCTGTCAAGCCCTTCACTCTTGCCTTAGTACTCGGTTTGTCCTTGCGCATGATGTACTTGATGAGGGCGTCGGCTTCTGCCTTGTGCTTGGCTTGGCGGTCGCGCTCCGCTTTTACTTCGGGACGGTCGGCGGCTATCTTGTCGGCTACCGACTGGGCGAAGAGCGGGTCACGGGCGAGTGCCTTGTCGTAGAACGGACGGAACTGGGCGCGAAGGTTCTGCGGTGGAACGTTACACGCTTTCTCTATTCGGGCGATGTATTCGGGGTCGCCGGTGCGTGGGGATAGACGAAGGTATGCCTCGCCAATTTCGCGGTCTACGCTGATGTAGATACGCGGCAAGATGTCGCTCTCTATCTTCACGGCACGGGTGGCGAGAAGAGCAATCTCTTCTTCGGTGTAGATAGGTCTGCCAGCCTTCTCATTGGCTTCCACCATCGTCTTGGCTTGTTCCGACTTTGCAGCCATCTCGTTACGCAGTGAGCGCACGGAGTTGACTTGCTCCTGCAAACGCTCAGAGAGGAACGGGCGAAGTTGCATAAGGTTGGGCATGGTGGACGCAATGGTCTCGCCGTTAGGGTTTGCCACGATACCGCCGTAAGTGAGAGGTTGCAAGGTGAGGTCGGGCTGCAGGTCGGGGAAAAGCGAGCGACGCGCTTCCTCAAGAGCTTTCTCTTTTTGCGCTTGAGCATAGGCAGCCTGCTCCTCGCGAGTGGGGCGTCCCACGTGCCGTTTTATTTCCGAACGTGATGTTTGCGTTGTCTGAAGGTAGGTCAGAAGCTGACGCACACGGCGGTGGTAGTCGCGGAAACGCCGGCTGTCGCGAACAAATGCGGCGGCGCCGGGCGTGCCTTCGAGGAATGTCAGGCCGCGCTCGAAAGCCTCACGCTGGTCGGACGTGAGGATGCGGGCGGATAGGGCAGGTGTAAGTATGCGGATTATATCTTCCATATATCATTGGGTTTTAATACAACAATGGTGAGACGAAAATCTTACTACCGGGTTGATTGTTTTCGTAACCTTTCTGGTTGTCTGAATGATTCTCAGAATCGGCAGAATTAACTTCAGCATTGGCCTTGCCAACTGCCTTGCGCATTTCTACAAGTCTCAAAACCGAAGAACGCAGAGCGACGGCTTCATTATGAGCCGCAGATCGGCGTGCCTTGTCAATAGTGAGAATTGTTGTTCGCTCTTCCAGATGAGCCACCATCAGGCGACGTACCTTGCGAAGGAGAGGCTTGTCTTCAGGGGCGGTAGAGGTGAGCAGTTGCTGCACCATCGGTTCGCCTATAGCCTCGCTGATGTATTCGTCTTGAATGAAGTGGAGGTCGGGCAGCAGACGAATAAACTTCTCACGGCTCTCGTAGATGTCGAGGTAGTGCTGAAGTTCGGCACATGTAGCAATGAGGAGGTCGTGGTGAAGGTAGTAGTACTGGCTCTCCTGCCACAATAGGCTAATCTCCTCAATAGCCTTGTGTTCCTCGTCCTTGGGCTCGGTGGTCGGTTGCTCGGTGGTGATGGCTGCGGGTGTAGCCATTTTCTTTGCCCAACCTTCGAGCATCACAAGCATTTGGTTGAGCGACACCATTGCCTCGCGCTTGTAGCCCTGCACACCTTTGTCGATAAGGTCCTTGGATGCAGCGCCGTAGTCTTCACTCGAAGCCACATTGACGCCTGTACCGTTGATTGATAGGGCTTGCGGATAAGCGAAACGTGCCATTGCGTCGTAAGCCACCACGCGCTGCGCCATAAGCAAAAGCTGCTGCCATGGCTGGTGTATGTGCTCGCCATTGCAGACGGACAAGTAGAAGTCATCGGGCGAAATGGTTTGGTAGTACTCGCACAACCGGTTGTAAAGCGAGTCGCCCAACTTGTCGCGCAGAAAATCTTTCTCGCTATTGTCAAGAATGCCCTGAAGAGAACTTATCTCGTCAATGGCATTGCTGGGGATGTGGAGCCGAAGTTCCTTGGTTGTCGAAATAATCATAACTACGAATTTTGAATTTTGAATTTTGAGTTTTGAGTTATCGGTAGACCGATTTGCAACTCATTTCTTATGCCTGCAGTATCTATGATTTTCTTTTTATCCTTTCAAATGAGCTATAAACATGGGCTTCGTGTACAGGTACGCGAGAGCATCCACGAGAAGGTTTACTGGATGTAATCGTGTAGGGTGTCCAGTAGCCGATAGACTCTGCCAACTGAAAAAGTTTCTCAACTTCATCAAAAGCCATTAAACCACTTGCAATTTTCCAACCTTGATTCAGGTCTAATCCTACATGGGAGAAAATGTAGTTTTCAAAACCTCTGGAAGGTTTGCTATAAATGTTTTTCGCTTGCTTATCAGCAATATACAATTTGTTCAGACCCAACTTTTCGTGAACGTAAAATGCGTAACATTCAAGTTTATTGTCGGTTGAATAGAAACGCTTTACTGCCACAATAGCGTAGTCGGCGCGAGAGTAGGGGGAGACGTTCTTGAGTTTTAGTATTCTACCATGAGGAAAATCAAACTCCTTGAAAGTGCTTATGGCCGGTTCGAGACGCGGACATTCTAACTTCAAATATCCCTTCTTTTTCTTCAATTGAGACGAGAGTGCAGCAACTTTATCTTCCAAGTCAAATATTCGCTTTTCTTGAGCCGCGCATTCGTCCATCAAAAGACCATACATCTTCAGTAGGCCTTGCATCGTTGCTTCCTTTATTTTTTCTACATTTTCCATATTGCTAATTGTTCTATAAATCTTTTTGTTATATTTAGCATCAGAGCGTTCATTAAAACAGCGTGAGTTGCGCTTGCTCCAACTTGATGCGCTTGCAAGCCTTGTCGTAATACTCCTTGTTGAGCTCAAAGCCGATGAAGTTGCGCTTCTCTTTTATACAAGCAATGGCGGTGGTGCCGCTGCCCATGCAGTTGTCTAATATGGTGTCACCCTCGTTGGAGTAGGTGCGGATGAGATACTGGATAAGAGCGACGGGCTTTTGAGTGGGGTGGAAAGAGTCTGGCTCCACGTTAAACTCAAGAATAGACGTAGGATAGTTCTCCCATTCCGTTACGACTGTCTCTTTCTGAGAAGGTCTTTTGCCTACAACCCCACCGAATTTGTTTAGTGCATTATGACTAACCTTGTGGCATGGTCGCAAATCTTGTGGGTTATATGGCATACGCTTTTCTTTCATTGTACTCTTATGACCCATTCCGAAACGGCAAAATGCAGATATTATCTCGTAATTCTTCAGAGGTCTGTTTTTTGCATGAACGAATCCTGCCGATGTATTCTTTTTCCATATCCAATCATATCGCCATTCTTTCATATTGCTTGTGCGGATGGAAGTACTGAATGGTTCACTGCCAAAAAGAAGAACTACCCCCCCCCATTTTAAGAACGCGATGATATTGCTCCCATAGCTTATCAAACGGAATTACGCTATCCCAAGCACAAGCGGTCGTACCATACGGCAAATCGCACACAATGCAATCCACGCTTCCGTCGGGAATCCTCTTCATTCCTTCGAGGCAGTCTTCATTATATATCTTATTCAGTTCAATCATTGTCTATAAATCCTTTTATTCCTTATTATTCCTGCTTCGCCACTCCCGTCTTCGAGTTATCCAGCGTTGTAAGAACTTCGCGGTCTATCTGCCACACCAGGTGCGAATCCCATTTGTTCACTCTCGTAATTACCTCCAACGGCCTAAGCATGAGCTGCTGCAGTGGGGCAAACTGAATCTGCTTTACGAGGAAGCGCTCGCGCAGGTCGGTGCCGCCCGATGATGTAGCGTCGCCTGGGGTGTTGCCGATAAGCTTCGAGTCGAGTCCCATGGCGAAGAAGATGATAGAGGAAATCTCCTGAAGCTCGGTCTTCTCGGCTTGAGCCTGAGAATTTGCCTTGCTTTCAATTTCGACAATTTCCCACGCCTTATGCTCCTTACCGTCCAAACCGGTGAACACAGCCGAGATGAGAGCCTGACCTGCGTTGTCGGGGTTGGAGAGCCAAGTGTTGATGTCTCTGAACACCTCCTGCTGAATCTGCGCCATCGTCTTGCTTTTGTTCTCACCCTGCTGGGTGTAGAGACTCTTGAGGTATTCCTGATGGATGTAGATTACACGACCAATAATGTTAGAGTTGCGCTTACGCGTCAGTCGGTCGTCAACGATGGTGAAGGCGTATTCGAAGATGCTTCCGGCAAAGATGCTGTGCCAGAGAGCGTCGGCATAGTAAGGACCTCCGAAGTCGCGCGGCGACATAATGAAGCGCGTGGGGCGGTTCTTGCGGCTCACTCGCTGCTGACGGGCCTCGCGCACACGGCGGTCGAGGTCTTTCACGGCGGTGTCGGCCGCGAGATAGGGCACGGCGGCTATGCGCATGTCCTCGGGCTTGAGCGAAGTCTGCACCTGCGACGAGTCGAGCCACTGATTAGATGTGTATGCGTAGTTGATGCGATACTGATCGTCCATGCGCTCCAGTCGGGTTGTGAAAACGCTGCGATGCTTCAGTCCGACAACCTTCGGGGTCCATTGTGACGTGGGTACTGGATGTCCGTCCTTGTCAAGCTGACGCTGATTAAGCTGAATCTCGCAGAAGCATTGTGACATAAGCGACATATCGCCAGCCATATCGAGATAGGTGTGATGCAGGTCGTTGTTGTCGATAAACTCCTGAAGTTCTTTGTTCGTGCGTTCCCATTCGGCAAGATCCTCTTTTAGCGACTTCATTTCCTCGCTGTCTTCGCTGCTGTTCGGTTCGGAGAGCGAGGGCGCCGACGGTGCGAACTGAGCCTCCGAACGAGATTTTTCGTTCTCCGATTCTGAGAGTTGCTTTTCCTTAGCTTTAAGGTCCGCTATCTGACCTCGTAGCAGAGTGCCAGCAGAAGCAAAGGGGATGTTTTTCTCGGTGATATTGCCGCCAACGTACTGTGTATAGTGGTACTTGGCGACAGGACCGCGGCCTACGAGTATCTTCTTCACGAAGTCGATGCCGGCAGCAGGGAAGGGCGACATTTTAGAAAGTAAGTACACGATGTTGGGCAGTCGATTACCCAAGCCCCACTCCATAAAACCTAACCCCGGCGTGCCTACGTTCTGCGGTACGGCTTTGTTTTCTCCACCGCTTGAACCGAACACGGTGCTAATCTCACGTCGGGCTGCGCCCGAATCTGCCGAAGTTGAAGATGTGAGCATAGAATGGGCGTAATCGCCCCAGGAGAACGTGCGACTACCATCCATGTTTGGTCTGGTGTAAGCCGCCGGGCGCACAGCCTCGTAGCCCAGTGCTTTGAGTTCCTCACTACGCTGTTGGAGCTCGCTGATAGAAGATACTGTTGTCATTCTTTCGTTGTATTGTTAGTGTTGTTGGTTGAGGGCTGCGAGATGCCGCGAGAAACCTCGAATTGTTTACAAAGCAAAGATAGCGGATTTTGATTTGGTGGGGCGGACATAAAAAAGACTGCGGGCTTCGCCGTTCTCCCTGCCACGACCAAAAATGGAAAGTTCGAGGTGTGGGCAGTCGGGAATCCTTGCGAGCCACGCAGTCTAAAAACAATGAAGAAAATGTCTTTTGTCGTTTTGTTTTTAAATGTTAATACTGATTTTTATAATTGTTGGTTACTACCCATACGCTTAAGCCGATGTTGAGCAAGAGCATGAAGATAATAATAGCCCAATACTCCTTGTTGCTCAGTTCTACCGAGAGATACTTGAAGTCGGAAAACTCCTTTCGTTTCCACTCCTTCTGCACAATCGGTTCGATGTACGAGGTAAAGGCGCATAGATCAAGTCGGTGCGACGTAAACCAGTCGCGGCTCTTCACGGCAAGCACGGGCGAGTCACACCACGAGAAGGCATCGCTCCACATCACGCGGTTACGGCTGTCAAGACCTACGCACACCACAAGCTCGTTCTTGTTGCCTCCCTGCCAATAGGAGCGTTGACGGTCGGCAATGGATAGCGGCTTGTTGCGATAGAAAAGCAGATAGAGGCGAAACTCCTTCTTCGGCCCGTATCGGGCGTTGAGCACGCGGATGGCTCGTTCCTGACGGGCGGAGAACTTTGCTCCGATGATAGGTGACTGGTCGCAAAACCGTATCTTTGGATAGTCGTGCAAACCAAGTCGGCGAGCCTCCTTCTCGCTGATGTCCTCAAACTTAAACACCGAGCGCGAAGCCTTCACCTTGTTCTCGTATTCATGTTCACGGGTAACGGAATAGAGCGTAGCGGGTTGACCGTCCCATCGGTATTCATACGCATCGCCATCACGGGTATAATAGTGGCGGTGCATATCCACGAACACCGAAGCCACCGACAAACGACGCTTCATAGCCGAAAAGTCTTCATTGGAACACTTTCGCTCACGTCCCGAATGGTCGTAGTAGGTCCAACGTTCGGGGTGGTTTACCGTGGTGTAATAGGTTCGGGTGTGAATCTCGCCTTTGTCGTCGGTGTAGGTTTCGGTATGCTCCTCCTGTTCATTCCACGGCTCGTAATAGCGTATCTTCGTGACGTAGCTGCCTAAGTATTCAGTGTCGCTCGACTCTACGCGCTCAAACGCCCATATCATCGCTACGCCCACAACGAGCGACGGAACAATCAGCACGGCGTGCTCCCACCATGTCGTCTGCTTGCGGAAAAACAGCAACAACACAGCCGACACAAAGAAGGGTATGAGAAAAACGAGTAGTTCCATAAACTATTCCTTTTTATCCTTGCCGAACAGATCCACGTCGTTGTCTTCGCCCACCGTCATCACTTCCTTGGAGCGCGATGACGAAATAACCTTATACTCGATAGGCATGGTGTTAGACACAAACCATCGGGCAGGATAGGTGTGAGTGAGCGTTTCATGCTCACGAATTATGTCAAGCATACGTTCCTGCGAAGTCTGAAACTCGGTGCGCTGTATCTCGATGGCCTGCATAAGGTCGCGGTAGAGCGATACGTCAAAGTTGGGATTGCTCTCCTTGATCCACTTCATCATCGTGCCATTGTCGTTCTGATAGCGTCCGGCAATGAGCTGCGGATAAATCTTCTCGAAGGTGCTTTTATACTCGTCTGTCACCTGCGCCTTCTGCTGAATAATCTTCCACATCTTGTCGTGTACACCCTCAATCTTTCCGCGCTGTGCCTCCGCCTGCTGGCGAAGGGTAATTTCGCGATTGTTGTAACTAAAGTAAGTGGCTACCAGTGAGCCAATCACAATGGCAGCCATAAGTAAAATGGATGCCATGATAATGTTCTTTTTTTTCATTTGTTTATTGTATTTGTTGTTTTACTATTATTTCTTTCTACAGATGTTTGAGAAGCGTACAGCAGCGATAGTCGAACGCTTTTTTCTCGTAGCCCAACCTTTCATACCATTGCAACACCCACTGGGGAGAGTCGCGTCCGTCCCACGATATTGCAACTGTTGTTATACCGCAGCTTTTCAGTTCCCTTTCGGCTGCCTCCATCAAGTGCTTTGCCACCTCGCGACCACGGTGCGCTTCTCCCACCCACAGCGAATAAATGAGAGCGTCTGCCTCGCCATCCAAAGGTTTGTCTTCGGTGTGCTTGGGGATGAACACCTGTATACTGCCATGATGCTGCTCATCGGTGACGAGTATGCGAATAGAATCTTTCCAATGCTGATGTTGTATCATAAATGAAATATTGTTTTTGACCACAGAATACTCAGAATACGCGGTTTCGAAGTGAGAACTCCATTCTTTCCAATCTTTGCAATATTGGAAAGAAATGGAGAAAGGGCGACGTAAGTAAGTGCTCCATCAAGAATCTTCGGCGCGAGTGAAACTAACATTTGCCTCTGAAAGCCTCTCTCTGCAGATCACACCGCAGTCCTCCAAGTCACTTAGGTATGAACAACAATCTCGACAGGGCGGAAGACTCACGGCAAGGTGATCAGACCGATAAGGGCATGATGCTCCGTAAGCCATATACAGTTTGTGGTTTTTCAGAAACGAACTAACTGCGATTAAGAACTTATTTAAATAGTTGCTTTCGACCTCCAACTTGTCGCAATGGTCGCGCATCTGGCGCATCTCACTGAGCATTTGTCTCGTAGGGTCTTCTTCCTTGCGCTTTTCTGCTCCGTGCAGTTGTTTCGCGACTTCGTTGTATTCGTCCATAAGCTGATGCACACGCTGCTCCAGCTCCACGTTCTCCTTCACCATCTGGCCCAAACGCAAAATGATAGCTTCTTCTGTACTCTTAAACTCTTTACTCATAATTTATTCGTTTTTGGTTTATTTAAACTCATATACTACATACAATGTCGTATTGTAAAGTCCGCAGGGCAGGTTCCGTTCGGTTTCCAATTGGATTCCGTTCGGAGTCCGATTGGATTTCGTTCGCCGTCCGGTCGGATTTCGTTCGCCATCCGACCAGATTCCGTTCTGTGTCCCTTGTTATTATTCAAACTCATATATCACATGCGGTGTTGTATTGCCAAGTCCGTCACGAGGGTCGGCAAAACTGCCTGGCGTGAATGTCGTCACAGCATTGGCTATTTGCTTACGTGGGCGACTCTTTACAAGTCCTTTGCCATCCTTACCGGAGCGTACCCAGCCAATGTAATACTTGTCAGTCATCTGTCTGTAGTTTACTCTGCCCTACTTATTCGATAGCCTTGTATAATATTTCCTGTGTTCTACCAGACTCTAACTCTGCTTTCTTTTGGAAATAGTTACGCTCATTCTCTAACTTCTTGCAATGTTCACACAAGCGAGAGTATTCTTCCTGCAAGGCGTTGAAGTCCTCACGCAGCTGCTCGGGAGTTTGAGCTTCAGAATCTAATGACACAAGACGCAGCTTTACCTTGTCCCATCTTTTCCCGATTTTCTCCACGGCATTATTGAGAAGTTTTTCTTCCGTAGACGTAGCGTATCTCAGTTCGATGCTTTCTTCTTCTTCGCGTGTACCGCGAAGATCAAGCAGAGCGTAAGAAGTAAGCACGTCGCTGTTTTTGCATAAGCAGGCGTATGTCCTTATCTTGGGATAATCAGTAGATTCCACTTCGCTGAAAATAACAATGTAGGTCAGAATGTTGCCATCTTTATACTTGATGTCCATTGCCACGATGTCGCCCAGCTGGAATTTGAGCACATTCCAACTTCGGTAAAGATGCGAGAGAAACAGCATACACTCTCCTTGAGGAAAGTGCGATATACGTCCGTCGTAAAGGAAAGGCCAATCGTATGGTTCATTTTCGGCAGGATTAGGGAGTGCCATCACAACGCCCGATTCGTTGATGTCATACACCGTCATGTAGCCTAACAAAGGCGAATAAAGCATATCTCCTTCAGACATACTGTGGAGAAAAGCTGATAGTTTCTCATTCTCGAAAGTTTTTACTCCCGTTTTAGGGATGCTTCTTGTTTTTCTTTGCCTCATAATATCTCTATTTTAGATTGTTACACATATTCTATCAATACTGCGGGCGCTTTGCATTGTGATGTTGTATTGCTTGCTATGTTCGCCCATCCTTCTCTTGCATAATGGGATGTCAGGACGCAGCAGATACCGGACGGACAATTTAGTGTATGCCTATTCATATTCTATTAATATAATAGTGTGCTGTCCGTGCTCGTCATAAAGACCTGCCCATCCGTCGTAGCGTGCAGATAGGGCGGTGGAGTACCCCCGACGTGGGCAAAACAGCGCAAGACGTTGTACGAATGGTATTTGTCTATTCATACGCTATATATACCATATTATCTTTGCCTACTGAGGTGAGGGTGTTGGTTGTACCCCCCGTTTATCTCCATTCGCTGAATGTTGGAGTAACCGTCACCATTCAACGGGCGACCTCGGAAGGCTGCTATTCTTATTCGTAGCATATTGCAATCAGATTGTCTGTGGTGAGACACGTACCTATACATTGCATCAGACATCCTTTACGCAGGTGCCATTCCTTATCACGAAAGTCGTTAGTGCCTATTAAGCGACGCACAGCTTTCGCGTGTTCAGTTCTGGCTTCGTGTATCAGATGAATGTTAAGCATAATAGGTTGTCTTTTGTTACTGTTGTTATCGAATTGCACCACGGCCACGAACTGGGGCGGTGATACTTATCGCCGTATTTGCATCCTCCACGATCACCATGCTCACGGCGGTAGACTTTTGCTTCCTCGGTGCGGTGGTGAACGAGGACGGAACGGTCAATCATACTCTATCAGTATCTTTGGTTTATCCACGTCGTGCCCCTTACCTCCCCCAGCAATACACAGAGCTATGCCGTGTGGTGACACAATGATGCCGTTCTGCGAGGGGCTGTAGGAGCCAAGGACGATAGGGCAAGGGTTATTCATAATTCTACTGCTACATAATAGTGATTACGGCTGCTCACACCAGCTTGAATGGTGTAGATGATACCCCCCCCGAATCGCTTGTTGTAGGTGTCTGTCCTTTGTCTCCATCCTTCTTCCTCTCCATATTCTCCTTGAACAACCGTTGAAACTCATCGCCTAACGCAGCCACACCCTTATCCATGAACACGGAATAAGACTGCTCCATTTTCTGCTTTGCCGAATAAAGGGCGACCTGGAGACTTGTAGATGTCATTTTCCAACCATCGGCTGCTTGCATCCACAACGTAAGCCACGTTTTCAAGAACATTGCTGCCTCGTGTGTCGGTGGCAGGTCAAACTGAAGAAATAGGGCGTTGTCAGAGTCATTTGCCTTGAGGAACTTGTTCACGGCATCATCTTTTAGGAAATAGCGGTCGGCCACTTCCTCTTCGAGCACGTCTTCCAGTCTGGTTTTCAGCTCGAATGGTTCGGGGAACTGATAGTCGAAGGCTACGTCTTTACGCATTGAAAGACAAAATACTCGATCGCGATTTTGCGGCACACCGTAATTCTTGGCATTCAGCCGACTCCACTTGCTAACGTAGCCGAGTGACGAGAGCTTGTCGAGCCACTTCTGGAAGTCGGGCATGAACTTCTGGCTTACCAGCGCCGCTACGTTCTCCTGCAAGAGATATTTGGGACGCAACACCTCCACGGCTTTGGCTACATGCCAGAGCAAAGCGCTTCGGGTATCGCTGCCTTCTTTGAGTCCCATCTGCTTGCCGGCTTGTGATATGTCCTGGCATGGCGACGAATAGGTGAAAAGATCCACTTCGCGACCTTCGAGTGAGCATTTTACTTCGTGCCAGTCAATCTTGGTGATGTCGCCCAAGGCGCAGTCGGCAAAATATGGAAATACGAGGTTGTGCATCTGACAAGCATATTTGTCGATGTCGCTCCATCCGACGCACGTCCAACGAAAATCGGAGTGCCAAGACTTTAGCAAGTCGGCTGCCATGAGCTGCGAGTCGTAGCCGGAGAATGTGGTGAGGAATAACTTCTCCTCTTTCTTGTCGGCTGCGGTGGGCGGCAAAGCGGGCAACGTGTCTTCGAGGTCGTCGAAGAGCGAGAGCTGTTCACCAGAGCGCGGCTTGGGTGGTACGGGGTAGAAAAGGTTTTGATATAGATAGGCTAACACATCTATACAAATACTGTTTCCAGCTTGTTTGTACTGCTGTGACGCTGATATAGCCATGTCTTCGGGTTTGCCCTTGCCCTTCCAATCGGGCACTCGCTCGGCTGCCTGGGCATTGCTGCTCTGCATCGTGCCGATTACGTTGTCGCGAACACCCATCAGACGAAAACACTCCTTGGGTGTGAGCTTGCGGATGGCATAGCTCTTGATGGTGCGGTCGGTGAAGTTGAGTTTTGTGATCATTGTTGTCTTACTTTTATTCGTATTCAATCATTACTCCTGCATCGTTCACATTAGCCTTCAGACAGCGGCTTAATCCGCTTAGGCTTCCTTTATTGAACTCGGCAGTTGCTTGCGTATATACCCCCCCCGATTTTCGGGATGTGATAGTCTATTGCGCTGTTATTCATATTTTTCAATTAGAAATACATTTTGTTGCCACGAATTGATTGTTATGGTCGGGCAAACGTCTGTGCCTAATATACCTCCATCGTTATTGCCACGAGGATATTGGTAGCAGTCAAGATTAGTCATATTCTTCAAACAAAAGAACAGGTTGGTTCCAAGTTGCCAATATAACAATAACGCCGCACCTCGTATTCGCTGATAAACATTCGCCAATTCTGTTCATTATGATCATAATGTTCATGCACGAAGAATGTGCCACCGAGTCGCCAGCAGAGAAGCGATCCTATGCAATGCGGTTGTTCTCTGGCAGGATGCCATAGTTGAAAAATGTTGCGATATTCGGATTTTTTGTCAACATCGTCATCAAATGAAGACAAATTTCTAATATCTATTCCTTTGCTGTCTGATTCAATATAGGCACCATCTTCTGTTATCAATGTTCCCAGCAACTCAGAAAACTTCGGTGACATGAATATCACGTTAGGTAGTCGGTTTTTGTTTTCCATAAATCTTAATCTCTTTATAATTCAACAAACACGCAGATTCCGCTACTTGCAGCGGTCAGTGCGTTTACGAGCTTACCCCCAATCGTCCGGCTACGCCTTAGAGCCGAGGACGGATAACTAAGGTCGGCGGCTCCAGGACAAGGACAATCGGTATATCCCAGCTCGGTGGCTTGACGGATGCGAAGAAATGTTTTTCCAGCTACATCTACCAACTGAAGGAATGGTCGGTCGGTGGTGGAGTAGATACGGTAGAGCGACCCGTCGGGGTAGCGGCCATACTGCTTGCCATCCTTGCGGATAGTGCCGCGCTTGTAGTGAGGATCAGTCATATTCAATCGTTATACAGTGAGGACATTTGTAGTCGGTGGCTCGAAGGCGGGCGAGAAACACCCCCATCCTCGCCATTCGAGCCGATGACTAACGGGATGCACGGAAATGTAGATGCGGGTCATTGTTTTATCTTACTTCCTGCCAGGTATTACCGTGACCGAGTCCGCACTTTGCAGCCACCGCACAAAAACTCTTGTCGTAATGACCAGACCGGCAGGTTCCGAAGTCAGCACAAGTTTCACAGCCGAAATCCATATAATCTGGATGATACCACACCTTGTCGCCGATCCTACGGATATAACCTCTCTTTGTATCTACCACAAAAGTTCTTCCAACGGAAGGTCTTTTGAACTTATTCAGAACAACCTTATACCGATTGTTTTTCTTCCTTACGACATAATATTCATGGGAAAGATTCCATCTCGGGTCAAAAACACGAGGATCAATGCGCTGCTTTTGGGGAAAGTGAAACTTCTTCGGGTCGCAAAAGTCAAGAAGCACTTTGTTATCCAATAAAGCAATCTTGTTGTAGTTAGTGCAACAGCGGAGCACGTCACACCTCCATCCTATGCGACGCTCTACTGCATCCAACAGTAGAGGGAAATTGCGAGGTTTTGTCCAAACGCCACTCTCGTAAAGGGAATATTTTCTTAACAATTCCTTGTTTTTTATCTTCATACTCTATTCCTCCTCTTCGTAGGGATTATAGTTCAGCTTCTCCTGCCATTCCTTATCGTGAACGCTACCAATAACCTCGAAGTCTTGCACCGTCTTTTGCGAAATGAAATCGCAGATGCCTTCGGAAATGCCTCTGACGGAAGACTTAGGGTTCTTGATAGCCACGATATAGAATGATGCCTCTTCCTCGCTCCATCCTATCGTGCCGTAATAATTGTTATACGCATTGTCTTCGGTGCAACTGAACGGATAGGTGTCGGACTGCAATACATCGCCCTCATATATCTCCTTGCCGTTCTTGTCCGTGAAGCCGGTGAACTGACAGACGGTCCTCGGATCAACGAGCGCACGGTGAAAAGTCTCAGACCAGGGCTTGATGCACATATAATTCATTACATGATTCAAATCGCCAACAACCCATGAACCGTCCTTAACGCACTTTGCCTTAAACTTGATTGTTCTCATAATCTATATAAATCCTTTTATGTTGTTATTGTTTTCGCTCAGACACGGTACTTCCGGTTCAACTTTTTCCGGTTCAGACCAAACGACCTCCTAATATTTGAAGCTGTCTTGCGTGATGTCTGTTTTCATATCCGTGTTTACAAACGTTAAAACCTTTAATGTTCCTCCTTTATACCGAAGGGTGCGCCGTCGGCGAAGGTGTAGCCTCTCATTATTTCAGCGAAAGACAAAATATGATTACCGCTTATCGCAATACACCTCTTGTCTTCAGCAGCATATACCACCGTGACCATAGAATAAAGGCCATCTGTCTTGCTCTTAATCCAACCGAACGGTTGGTGTTTCAGCATCTCTTGCCAACATTCTTCTGCGTTCTTAAACGAGCGATTCCGGGGTTCGGGCTTGATGCGGTAGTCGTATAAATCAGGTCTAAAAAGATGTTCTTCATCCACATCTACCCATTTATTGTTGAAATTAGGCTCTCCTGGATGTTCAATCTTAAAGCTAAGGTCAACTTTGTAATACTGGATAGTTTTGCCATTTACATACGCCTGCATTACATCCATCAACTGCTTTATTTTCTCTTTTTTCATTGTCCTCTATATTTTCGTTAATACTTTACTTTGTTCCGCTTAAATCCTCCAAATTCAACCTTACGGCATTACGGTCAAGTTCTTTCCAATATTTCAACGCATCTTCTATAGTCGAAAAAAGGTCCGAAGGGTCGGTTATTGTGACGTTATTGTTTGTTACTTTTTCGCAGCCGGGACGGTTGCGATGTATTACCTTGATATACATAAGCTAATCTATTAGTTCAAAATCATAAACGAACACATAAGGGTTACTCTCCCAAGTGCCTTTGCCGGAGATGCGGTCGATAAGGGAGGCGTAGGCTTGCTGCGGAGTGCGGAACGAGGAATTGGCAAGACCGTGATACCAATATGTCGTACCTTTAAGCCCTACGTTGGCGTCACGCCAAATGCCTTCTTTCAGGCAATCTTCCTCGCTGATGTCTTGCAGACGCTCGACACGAACGTTAGTAATGCGGATGTGGTGCGGCATAAAGTCTGCCTTCACAAACATCTTGTTGTAGCATCCTTTCTCGAATATGACCTTCCCTAAAAGACGGAAAAATTCACCGTCATACACCAGATCTGCGTACTTCTGCGCAATGGCTATAGTTTCGCCGAGTTTGTAAGCGGATAGAGCGAGAGGTCTTCCCTCGTCAAACAGACATGCTCTGCCTTTGTTTACTTCTTCTAAAGCCTGCCTAACTGTAATATCCCTCAATCTTCCCGCGGTATCGGCTATTCTTCTTGTCTGAGTCTTTCTGCCTTCGAGTACGGCCTGTGTGAGACCGTACTTGTCATTGAACATAATCTTCTTCATGCTCTATATTTTCGTTAAGACATTATTACTTGTTTAATGATTTTTGCAAATCATAAAACTCTTGCAAGTCATTATCATCTTCGGGTGTTCCAAGAGTTCGTACCTTCATGCTGTTGTGGTCACATAGAGGCTCAGCCAATGGAGAAATGGCGTGCGGTTCTTTTTGCCACACAATAGAGGTGCCGTCTCTGTAAAAGGATAAATCGGCAGAGCCATACTTCAGAAGGAATATAAGCGTCTGCTGCATTTTATACTGCAAGCTTGACAAAAGCATTGATCGTCCCAAATATCCATTTACGATATAGCCTCCGGCGCAATACTGATAGGAGGCTCCGTCGAGTCTATGTTTATAAAGATTAACGCCAGCCTGGGCGCAATACCCTTTTAATGTCTTGCGTGTAGCATATCTTCCCATATTCTCTATATTTTCGTTAATACATCATTACTTACTCTTTCTAATCTTCTCCATGTCCTCATTCTCCTTGCTCAATCTCTCCAGATGCTCCAGCACAAGAGAGTACGACTGGTTGTTTACCTGGTCTTCGGTGAGCGAGGCGTATTTCTGCATGGTGGCGATGGTGGCGGTGTATATCTCAAGTGGGGTGGAGGGTGGTTGCGTGCGGTCAATCTTCTGCACCTTGAACACATGAGGATAACGCCGTGAGAGGGTGTGCATCATACCGGTCCACCAGAAGAGGATAGGCTGCCAGCGGTAGTCGGGGAAACGGCGAAAGTAGGCTGCGTTGTCGTTGAACTGACGCGTGTCATAGTGGAAATCGACGGTGCGCAGCGAGGTGTTCGGGTCAAGGTATGGGATGCACCGATTAAAGATAGTAGCGAGAAACATGGCGCGTGCCTGGTTTACGCTGTCTGCTTGCTGCGCTATCTGCTCCGGCTTGAACGTGCCCATCTGCTTCATCTTTATCAGATTGTTGGAGAGCTGAGTGTATTGGGCCATGAAGTTAGAAGCAAAACGATACTGCTGCCATGAAAATCCGTCCATGTCTTGCGCCGGACCTTCAAACTCAGTGCGCTTGCGTAGCCAGTGTTGCGGATTGCGCAGACGCAGCCGTGGATATGGGAAGCGCGTAAGTACGCTGGCTTTTTCGCCGTCCATCCAATCGAGGATGCCCGCTCCGGCAGCGATGTGCTCCGCCGACTGACGATCTTTTGTGTTTGCCTTGGGCGAGAGCCAATATTCGAGCTGCCAGAGGTAAAGCGGAAATACTTTTTCGCTGGCACTTTTGCGTGTCAGTCGCATACGACGAGGTCGGTCGGACGCCATTCGACACATATAGCATTGGTGTTCGATGGGAAGCAATGGGTTGGGGGTGTTCACTATCTCCACACCGGCAAACAAGAAGAAGCACGCTAACTTGACATTGCGCATATCAAACGGGTGGTAGCGGTCGGCTCGCTCTATCTGCTCAAGCATTACGCGAGAGATCAGCTCAAGCTGCTCGGTCGTACACTCGTCCCATGAACGTGGCAGACGCAGGTCAATGCTGCGGGTGTTTTGTGTGCTAAACATAAAACTATGATTTTATTAAACTTTCCATGAGCAAAGATAGAGAAAGTTATTTTCGTGATACGGACATTGCGAGGACGGGCAATACGGAAAAGCCACTCTGCAGAACCTCCGATCGGTGCAAAGTGGCTTGAGGTAAAACAAATGTAAATATCAAATCTTACAAGGTAGCGTGCAAAGCGTTGTAGTCCCAAATCTTCGTACAGTCATCTTCGCAGGGCTGCCAGTCGTCATCACAGAAGTAGAAGGCGTAGGCGGCCTTGATTATATCCTCTTCGCCCATACAAGAGCAAAGGTCGGCGTACATGGAGTTGAAGGCTACGTATTTGTCCCACGCGTTGACATTCGCATGAAACTTCATGCCTTTGGTCAGCTCGTCTACCTTGATGCGAGTCCAATGCGCACCTCCGTCGGTGGGCGTACCTTCTTCGTCGTACATGCCGCTATAGACGAGAGCGTTCACGTCGTGGTTTGCCATCTTCTCTGAGTAGTGGCGTCCGTAGAGCACGGCGTGCTGACGACGCAATATGTGCCAGTAGAGCTTAGGATTGGTCTGCTCAAGCGCAAGAAGGTCGGTGGAAAGAGTTTCTACAGCTGCCCACATCTTCTTCTCGGTAGCCATGCCATTGGCACGAGCCTGTTCAATCATTTGTTTGTAATTCATGTTGTTTTGGTTTTTAAATGTTTAACATGTGGGACAAATGCCACGAAAATGTGGGACAAGTAGCGTTTTTTGCGCAGAGACGTGCAATATAGGGAAGAATGTCTTCACTTCGGGCTTGATTTCTGCCTTTGCCTCAATAGCCGAGGCGGTCGGTGGTGTGTCTTTCTTTTTCATACAGCTGCGTAAATTTTCGTTGAACGATGAGCAACAGCAATACGAACCAGTTCGACAGATATGCCGTCACAATAGCCGCCAAAACAGATACGTAGACATCGTAGCCGAGGTAGAGCAATGCCGTCATTGTAGTCCAGAAAGTGAAACACTGAGGACACGATGCGACCTTATCGACAACGCGGGCCATGGCTTCGGCAAGTCCGAGATGCTGGGCAAGCGTGGCGGCTATCATAGTGGCTATAGCTATCAGAACTATCATGGTTTTATGTTGTTGCAAGGGTAAGAGTTATGGGGCAGTCGGAGACGAAGGTCTTGGAGCAACTACAGCACGAAACGCGTGCGATGCCGTTCTGTACGGTTCCAACTGCTATGTTTGCTGAGTTGATGGCGGTAGCGCTGAACACGGGGATGGTGAAGTCTTGCGACACTACCTGCGAGCGTGTGCAGCACGATCCGCAATTGCAAGGGATGTAGTTCACCACACCTTCGACGTGAATGACGATGATATACTGCGATGTGCCTACATTGGCAATGCTCTTGACGGAAAACTGCGGCACGAACACCGGAGTTTCGTCTACGCAAGCCGGCGTGCAGAGCTGCTGTGTAATGTTGACATCATAATAAGGTGCGGCGGCGGTAGCACCTGCCGCAAGAGTGGCTACGATTATAGCCGGAATAGTACGTTTGTTCATAATCTTTTTTCTGTTTTATTAAAGCGACGATGCTTGCCGCCGCTGGGTTTGTTACTCTGTTTAATGTTTCACCTGGTAGTCTTGTGTCTGCCCTATGGGGAGGTTCTTGTCGAGAAGGTCGGCAAGTTCGGCGAGGTCTTCTTCCTCAAACGTCACCATGCCTTCGAGTATCGACATCGATCCGTTGGCGCGCATCTTCTCCACAATATCATGCGCCATCTGCGGTATGCTCTCTTCGGGTATCTGACCGAAATATCGGGCAAGCATCGGAGTGATGAGGGAGTTGATGATGGGCTGAATGAGTGGTTCGATGTCTTTCTGTAAGGCATAGTTGCCGCTGACGATGCCTAACGAGCCGATGGTGGCTTGTAACGACTGAAGCATAGGTAGGCGCATAAGGTTGCCCGCAGCAATCTGCGAAATGGCGGGTCGTGCCCACTCGGACACGACCGCCGCCAAGATTTGTGAGTTCTTGTATTCCATATTTATATTTAACTGGATTACCTCGTTCTCTTACTGATTGCATCCGCAACCGCAACCTGTCTGACACACGTTCGAAGAAGGAATGAACAGTTTGGTTACGCTCGACAAAGATGCCACCTGCGACTTGAGCACGTCGATGCTGGCGTTGGCTGCCGCATTGTATGCCATCTGCTGTGCGTTGACAGCCTGCTGTGCATCCTTGTTTGCGTCTACCTTGTCTTCCACGCGGCGCAGCTTCGTGTCGAGATACTGCGTCACCTCCACAAGTTTCTTGTCGGTGTAGTTCTCGCTCTTCTGAATGGCGAGTTCGGTCTTCAGAGTGCTGTTCTCCTGAATAAGGTTAGTCTCACTCTTAGTTACGAAACGCGCGTCGGGGTCGGCAGGGTTGGCGGTCATGCCGTTGTTTCTTCCGATGCCCAAAAGCGAGGCGCTACCTCCCAGCAGACTCGTTGCCAAGCCTGCGATGCCGAGACCCAGGGCTGTGTTGCCAAGTCCCTTGCTGGCAACATCATAGTTGCCGTCATTAGTTTTAATCTGCATAGTGTTTGTGTTTTGGTTGTTTCGTTCATTATTGAACTTGATGCAAAGGTAGAGTAGAAAGCAGAGAACGTGAAGTGTTTCTCATTAAGAGTTTTTGCTGTGAAATAAGGTATAATTTCGGCTAATGACAGCATAAAAAAGCCCCACGCTGCTAACGTGAGGCTTGGCTTTTTATAAGAGATTCTAATGTCTGTCGAGGTGGAGGTACGAACTGCCCTCGCGAATCTTCCGCTACAGCAATGTATGGCACAACCTCGTCTCTGATTATATCCAGAAAGAGTTGGGCGGCTCGCTTCTGGGGCACATCTTGCATCCAATGTGCGTTACTCATCAACTGCTGCTCAAGTCCGACAATTGGGCGTGCTACAAGGGTGGGGTGGTTACGCAAATAGAGTTTGGGCATAAATGTCACGTACTTGGTCTCTTCAACCGAGGCAAGAGCTTCGTCGGGACTACTGATAATACATTTGATATTGAGCTTATGCAAATCGCGCTGAATGTACTGCTGGCAGGTCTCAAATGCACGCTCGCCAACGTCGGGCATGATGATGGGATGCTTCTGAAGGTCTTCGTACGAGACTTTCGGCAGAGCGGCAAGGGGATGGGTGTCACGCATGATGGCGTAGACGTTGAAGGGTATACAAGGTTTCGACTCTATCCCTTCGTGACTATAAGCCATATTCATAGTGAATGCAAGGTCTAACATGTGTGCCCTTAACGATTGGTTGAGAAGGTGCGCTTTGGTAAAGTCGGCGTTGATGCGCACATTAGGGTATCGCTCCATGAAAATCAAAGCCGCCATACGAATATACGGCGCAATAAACGAGCCGACACCGATACGCAATTCGCCCGTCATACAATTGTTGAGGGCGTTGATTTGTTCTTTGCAGTCCTCGGTCTGCCTCAGTATTTCTTTGGCGCGAGGCAGCAGCGTCGTCCCGCTTTCCGTGAGCATAATATCGTGAGAGGTTCGAATAAGCAGCTTGCAACCTAATTCGTCCTCCAGGGCACGTATATGCTGACTTACCGCCGACTGGGTTACACAGCAGCGTGTTGCAGCCGTGCTAAACGACTTCGTTTCGGCAACGAATACAAATGAACGTAAATGTCTTAGTTCCATAAATCCTATAATTTTTAGTTATTTGATGTTTGTAACAATGCAAACAAAAAAGAGTTTCTAATTGCAAATTTAAGCATATTTGTTCTATTTTGTTTCAGTTTGGTATTAAAAACACTAATTATAAGATAAACACATAAGAACACTAATGTTTATAGAATAAAAAATCCCCGTATCTTTCCTTTTATATAAAGGATTGAAACGGAGATTATCGTATGACAAGAGTAGTATATCTTGTATGAGCGATTACTTTTTACTCTTATTTGCCGAAGTTTTACCTTCTCCGTCGTTTACGCTGAAGAAAGAAGAATCGGCGTCATCAAGAGCCTGTGTAGCGATATTGCTTTCGCTCTGAGTTTCAATATCGCTTACGCGTTTTTTGACGCAAGAAGCGAGTCCCAGCCGCCGGTCTCAGGCTCTGTAATCTCGTAGCGTCCGTACATTGTGGGCTGCAGGGTTCCGCTCAGTTCTACCTGACGGTCGTCGTCGGGCTTCTTGCCCGTGTCGCCCTTAATGCCACCCGAAGCATACTCAAACTTGTGCTGAGAGTCGTACACGATGATGCTCTTCGCGCCATCCTGAATGATGTAACCAAGGTCGAGGTTGTTCATGGCGCGAGCTACTACTGCCGATTCTGCGTCTACGCTCTCAAGCACGTAGTCGAGCTGCTGCTTGAAACCTTTTCTGCGGCCAAGGCTCTCGAAAGTGTGTCCCTGACTACTTTCCTTGCACTCGAATTTGTAGAGACCCTTGCCTGTGTTGAACGATTCAGAGGTCAGGGCAGGGTAGATGTTCTTTTCTGCCTTCAACGGAGCCTTAAGGTCAGCCTTGTTGAAAGCATAGACATTGATACCAAGACCGCCAAAATTCTCCAAGCACTCATTAGCTGCGAGGATGTCCTTGAGTTCAGGACATGTTGCTTGTACTGCCATATTCTTATAAGTTTTTGCGTTGTTGTGTTGTGTTATCTAAAAGAATGGCGACGGTACGCTATATTCCGTCAGGTCAAGCGACCGCCGCCGGGATTTATAGAGACATTAGAAAACCGCCTCGTGGGGTTAGCTGCCCTTTTTGAAGAACGCTGTCAAGCCCATGTTCATGCCAGTGGCAGTGAGCTGGATCTTCTTGTCCTTCTTGCCGTTGCTCCAACTGTCAAACTTATAGTTGGTGCCGTCGGTTGCCTCAAGAGTAAGAATCTGGTTAGGTGTGGTGTCGAGAGGCTTGGTGTAAGCAGAACCGTTCACCTTAACAGTGCCGTCTGGCTTCTGGCCGTCGGTGCCTGCGAGTGTGACAACGAGCTTAGTGTTGTCGTAGTCGCCTGCTACATACTCAGGAGCAACGAGCGAACCGTCGCTGACGCATAGGGCGCTACGCAAGAAAGATCTCGTACCGCAACCCTGAATACTCTGAATCTGGAAAGACAGGTCTCTGTGATCTCGGTCAGAACCGAGGCGAACACTTACATACTGCTGGTTACTCAAGGTGTCAACGCCATAAACAAAGTTCTTGTCGATGGTAGCGTACATACGATCGCCCTCGCCGAAGCCAGAGATAGGACAGATAGTAACCTTTGAGAGTCCGGGCAACTTGAAGTTGTCACCCTGATTGTAGTCTACCCGGAAGTTGCCGTGGAACTTGTTGGCATAACCGGCAGCGATGTTCATAGCTGTGGTCTCGTTCATGTAGACACGTGTAGGAACCTTGCGCAGACGCTCATCCCACTTCATGTGCCAAGCCAAAAAGTTGTCGTAAGGCGAAGAGTCGTCGTTGTTAGCTGGAGCGGAGATGGCCTCACAAGGAACGAGGTTGCCGTTAGCCTCCGAAATAAGGCCATCCTCGATGTCGTGCTTGATGCAGGTGTGGAAACCGTCGTAGAGCGCCATTGCCTGATCATGAGCAGGAACACCGTCGTCGCCATTGTCGAGCGAAATGTCACCAAACCACAAGTTAGCTGCGAGGTTGTCGGCGTAGTCCTTTAGAATTGCCTCTACTGCCTGCGAGGAGAGAGGGAACTGACCCTGAGCGTCTGTTCCGAATACTGTCTCACAGAAATCGTCGATATTGCCGGGAAACTTATCCCAGGAGAGCTTAGCAACAAGGGTGCGCTCTTTCAAGAAACCAGCCTCGCTGTTAATCTCGCGATGAACGTCCTTACGACGTGTGGTGCCACCCTTACGGATAAACAAATGGAAAGTGCGCTTGAACTGAACACCAGTAACGATGTCAATGCCAAGGCGGTCCATCTCTTCTGCATCCGAATAACCCGGACCCATTACAATTTCCTTAGAAACCTCCTCGGCTACGTGCTGAAGCGCGTCAAGGCCGATAAAATCTTTAGGTAAATTTGCCATAATTGTTGTGTTTTTGTGTCTTTGTTAATGTTTTTGTTGTTTGTGTTGGTTGAGAGTTTTTACTTCTCTTCCTCGCCATGCAGGAAGCGCTGGAAAGCAGCCTTTCGCTCAACGTTGGTCTTGTACTTGCTACCATCAAAGGTACGCAAGGATTTGACCTTTACTCCCTCGCCATTGTTCTCAGGAGCCTCGCCGCTGTTCAGCTCTTCGCCAGCCTCATTGGTGAGGGCAGCAAGCTGAGCCTGCTTGTCGGCAATGGTCTGCTCGGCTGTGGCGAGTGCGTCCTTAGCGCCCTGAAATTCGATTTCGGCCTTCTCCTTTGCCTCGGTGAGAGCTTTCAACTCGTCATCCTTCTTAGCAATGGCTTCAGTGTGCTGCGCGTTAAGGTCGTTTAGTTCTTTACTGTGAGCCTCCTTAGCCTGGGCAAGTGCGTTCTCCGCGACTGCCTTTGCTTCGTTGGCTGCGTTTACCTGGGCGGAGAGTTCATCGAACTTGCCCTGCAATTCCGCGAGAGCGTTCTCCGCTGTAGTGACTTTCTGCTCTGCGTCAGTCACCTTCTGCTCAGCTTCCTTCATGTGAGCTTCGAGAGAGTCAAGAAGCGAGGCGTTCATGTACGCGCCCTCTTCCGTAACGGCTATCTCGCCAGCCTGCAATCCGCAAGCAGAACAAATCAATGGGTAATTCTCCATGTTTATATTTGTGTTTGTGTTGGTTGCTTTGGGTTTCTGTTCCGGCTCGTTAGTGGGATCGACTTCGGGCTCCGGCTCCGGCTCGACAGTCTGCTCGCGACTAATAAGTTCAGCTCTGCCATCATAAAGTTCAAAGGTGTGCTGCACTACTCCCATGAATGATGACTGACCGTCCATCAGCACGCCCTTCACATCCTCGGCATTAAACACCTTGCCATGCAGATGCTCGTCAGAAGCATTGGGGCAAGCATTCTTTACGTCGGCACGGAACTCAACGCCAAGATCGGCAAGTTCCTTGATAAGTTCCTTGTCATCATCCTTATTAGCGATGTCGCGGTAAGCCTTGTTCTTGTCAAATGACTTAGGATCGTAGATTTCGTGATAGGTCTCATCGCTATACTTGGCTTTTGCGCCATCCGGCAAAGTATAGAACGCTGCCATTACACCGATACAACCAATCTGGTCTTTCGGGTTCATGTAATAGCGCTCGTCGCAAAGCGAAGCGAGGTACATTCCAGCCGAAGCGCAAAGACCATCAACCAAGGCTATAACTTTCTGACCCTTTGAGTGGGCATAGTCAATGGCAAGAGCATAATCGTTCTTTGCCCAAGCAGAACCGCCAGGAGTGTTGATGATGAAAACGTGACCGCGACAAAGAGGATGATCGGCTGCTCGCATCATCATGTCGCGATGGTCTATAGAACCATACGAACAATAGCCGCCGTTGCGAGTGATGGGACCGTCAACAGTAAGAACCGAAACGAAAGGAAACGTCTGCGCATACTCGTCATCAGCAGGGAGGTCCAGACACCAGTTGCCTCTCACCTGCTTACCATCCTCTGAAATCTGATATTCCTCTGGATAATAGGTCTTGCCCTTGGCGTCATTTGCTGTGACATATCCGCAGTTCTTCTCCGGCTTGATGAAGACCGCATGAGTGTTTAGATTGTGCTCAAGCGACTTGCGAATACCATGCACGAAGTCGGGACTAACCATCCACTTCTTTTCGGTAAGTATTTCAAATAAGCCTTTCATTAGTAAAATCTGTATTTGTGTTGTTATCCTGAATACAACCTTTTTACCTGGTTGCTAAATGTTGCGGAGGATGGACTCGAACCATCGACCTCTTGGTTATGAGCCAAGTGAGCTGCCAGCTGCTACCACTCCGCTGTGTTATTATACGTATGCAAAATTAAAGACCGAAGTTTTTAGTGTAAGGACAAAAAAGCCGCCATTCTCACGAACAGCGGCTCTAACGTAGTACTATAAGGTATAAAAAAATGACTCATTCTCTTGTTATTCTCGAAGTGTGATAGGTATTGGCTCCGAAAGGGCTTGCGTAGTGGCGGTGAAGGTTCGTGCCAACTCCGTCTGGCTGCTGGTCAGAGGGCCGCCCATAACAAAGGTATGAGGCAAAGAGTAGCACAACTGCAGTGAGCCATCTTCCTTTCGTAATACCACATAATAGTCTTTTCCGCGCATACTTCGGTAGGCTTCACGCACATTTTCGCCTCCATCTACCACATTTGCACTAATATCATAGGTGTATATGGTGCCATTACCCTGCTTGGAAAACGTCACCTTTACGCTGAGATTCTCAACAATAACGAAGTTCTCGCCACTCGTAGCCAGTCGCAAGGTTGGCTCGTCGGGCAATTTGCAATCGTTAATATATAAAACTTGCGCCATACTGAATGGTATGGGGAAAACGCAAGAGTCCTTTGGATAAAACATCACATCAGTGATGCCGTCAAGGAACAATTCTCTACATTTATTAGTATTCCGCATTTTTGTACACTTAAAAAGGTTGTTTTTTAACTTGTTTTAAACTTTGAATTAACTATTGTTTACACAACTTTAATCGTCAAACAATACATCATCTACGAAGTAAACCTTCTCGCTGTCGTCTATATACTGCATATCAGCACACGAGTAAGCTTTAAAATTGCTATGGTCTGAGGTCAACCATCGGTTGATGATACGACGCAGGGTGTCTTTTTCGTTCTCGTTCTGATCTATGCCGTAGCGCATCAAGAAACGCTCAAGCATGGCTGTTTGACGTCGGCAAATGATACGCTTGTTTGATGTGCAATAATCGAATGTAGCTAAAGCCCATTCCACGACGCTACGCTTAAAATCATCATTTAGCATGATAAGCAACTGACGGATGCCGCGTGTGCTCAAATTCCATGCCGGCGTAACCTGGCGAACCACGTCAACCACCTCTACCTCCGAAGGCAACTTTATGCACAGATAGTCTTCATTGTCACTCTTAGCGTAATCTTGCCTTCCACTAAGCCGCTGAACCTCGCCAAAAGACAAGTATTCATGCGGATCGCGCTTTGTAACAACTTCGCCACCATTGGGATGTTTGCCCTGCATCATGTTGCGCCACTGCTGGTGTGAGAAACATTGTGGATTCACTTTTTGCGTAACGGCAGGAATATTGGTTATATGCTTGCGCAAGACAAAGTGGTGAGGCATATACGGGCTGAACACCAACGGCTCGTCCTTTGCAAGTACGTGCTTCGGGTCGCGGTTGCGAAAGAACTGGCAGCGACTGGAGGGTAGACGAAGGTAGATATTAGGCATGGCTTATTACTTTTGTTTAGGTCGCTTATAGCGGCTCATTATTAAATCAGTGGCGTTGAAACAATTGCGCAGAGCGTCGTTGGTTACGTTGTTCGACTTCATTTTGCCGGAGACTTTCTCAAATATCTCCATTTCGTTGCGATTGAGATTCTGGCAGAGCTTCGCAATGTCAATATAGCAGCCTCCCGACTCGGTATGAGCAATAAAACTCAAGTCGAACTTAGCATGACAACCAAAGAACTGGTTAAGGCCTTCAATGAGGTCTGCTTCAGTATAGGTCTTTTCAGCAGGGTGTATCTTGCGATACTTTGCGGTGTATGTCTTCAGTCGTTTCTCTATATACTCGTTTATGGAATCAGAGTAATCAAAATAGAGCTTAGCTTCTGGTGAGTCGGCATCACCACGGCGAGCCGACTTGAAGAATCCTCTCAATTGGGTAAGAACCTTCAATACGGCGTCAAACTGATTGAACTCAATGCTGCCGTCGAACACCTCACGCATATCAGCTTTCACATCGGTAACGATGCTTTCGAGCATATCGGCGAGAAACGTGACCTTATCGAGATTGGCAGACATGCGGTTAACACGTTCACGCATACCGTCTTTCTTGTAGTCAACATAATACTTCAGCAGAGTGCTGAACGAAAGAAAATCATAGCCGACATCAGAGTGCAGGTTGGTCTGAACGATTGAAGAATACATGATGTCTGCCAATTTGCGATCGTGCTGCTGAATAGTTCTCACGAGGTTAATCATCTCGCTTGAACCTGGACGCAACCGTTCTGCAGACTTCACAAGACGGTTGCGCTTCTCAACAGCTTCACTATAGTCGGGGTTATGAAAGAGAACATCCAATGTTTCAGCATACTTGCCCGAAGGAACATCTTTGAAATCGAAAGAATAGATTGTGGGCTGATTACGCACAAGCTGCTCTCTTGCTTTGATAGGGTTGGATTTAGCCATAATTTATGCTATTTATCATAAGGTCGGTTATTGACATAAACAAACACGTAAAGTCTAACGCTCGTCACCATCACCGGCAATGACATTTCGCTGCTTGCGAGAGGCAAGTTTAGCGAGGTTTTCTTCTGCCACTTCTTCGAGCGTAACACCCATCACCTTAGCAAGCCCCGCAGTCTGCCAAAGTATATCTCCAATTTCGGAGAGCATAAGGTGCCGTTCTTCGTCAGAAACGTTCCATATCTGTGTATGAAGAATCTTGCCTTCCTCGTCGCGCTGCATTGTAGTGATATGCAGTTTGCCCTTGCGCATGTGCTTGCCAGCCTTGCTTGCAAACTCGCCAACCTCACCTACGAGATTGGCAAGCATATAGAAAAGATTGTCGCTCTCAGGCATACAAGTGCTCATTGCCTTATTCTGATATTCATTTAATGTTAAATTTGTCATAATGTAGTATTTTGTTTAAATCTCAAACTCAGGTAAATACTCACGCATACGCCGCAGGATAATGTTGCGTATGCGCTCCGCTACAAAATGCGCATTAGGATGTGGCTTGCCGGTTTTGCCGTGATAGCGAAGATCTATAATCTCTTTCCACTCGGCGATGGTGTATGTATACACCGCCACCGTATAGGTATCAAGAGGCAGAACACCACGTGCATCTTCCGGCTTTAAACCCAGCTTTAAAAGTCGGTTATATCCCCACTCGCAAACTCGGCATACAAAGCTATATACCATGCGCTGCAGACGTGTGCCGTAAAGATACCAATGTGGACGCGCTATCTGTACGCCACCTTTCTTTTCAAGGTTACAATAGCGCGTGCTCTGCTCAGCAATGCTGTTGGGCGACTTGCGATTCAGCTCACGCGACGTGCTTATCTGCGTAGTGACAGCAAATGTCATACGTAAAATGGCAAAAGCCGACTCGCATTTATACTTCATTGCCTTCTCGATAAACTCATCTTCGGTTACAGAGTATTGCTTTAATGACTCAAACATATCGCCGTTCTCAAGCAAGACCTGCAGATTAGCACTAATCCAAACCTTGTGTTCCTTCGTGGCATAGTCGATATAGGGAGAAGCGTTTAGGTATGCCCAGACGTAGTTTGGAAATCCTTTCTCGTTGGGCATAAAGAAGTATCTTGTGCCATGTCGGTACATCGAACGGTGTCCGCTTTCCCAGAAGCCCTTGCAGCGTTCCTCGTCGCGCTTCTGAATGAAGGCTTCCGCTTCCTCTGCCGACATATTCTCGTCGGGCTGCTTACCCTTTGACTTGTAACACACCCTGCCTACTCGTGCGATGTGCTGCGACAGATTCTGCTGCTGCCACCATTCCACTGAACTGCTTATCAATTTCATTGCTTACGAATCTTAATTTGTTATTTAATAGATAGTACATTCTCATTGCCACAATCGTTTTTATTGAATAATGTATCTTACGCGCAACACTTCGTCACGCAGATCACCAGGCGAATCGTTGTTGAAGATCACAGCATCGTAGAACGACAAAGGTAGACGTTTGCGCCGCTTGTCGCGTGCCATGCGTTCAGGGGTAACACCTCGGCGAAGCCGGGTGCGTTCCTTTGCGGACACGCAAATTTTGAACAGTTCTATATCAGGAAACTTCTCGCAAAGCGACTTCAGTCCATCTTCGTCGATAACATAAATAGCCTTGTCGCCCACCTGCTCTACGGTGGTCCAATATTCATAACCGCCATATTGCGTATAAGCCAGCATATTGTCATGCGGCACATCGCACTTCTCTACAAAATGATGCTCCACGCCGTCAATCTCGCCTTCACGCTTCGGACGTGTGGTATAAGAACATATCACTTTATAACCGCCCAAATCGGACAGCATCCGAGCAACGGTGTCTTTTCCTGCACCACTCGGGCCAGTAATCGTTATCAGTTTCAGATTCTTTTTATTTAGATTTTACATTACAAAATCGAATATTTCACGAATACGCAGCAAAGAGAACTATCCATAAATCTCTCGCATATCTTCCCGCGAAAGTGTTACATTATTAACTTTGCAAAGTTTGAAAAACGAGTTCGCGGTTACAGGATTATCTCCTTTATAACTTCCGAACGAGCGCCAAGGCGAAACGAAGTCCGATTCTCGGTGTCCGTGGTTTACATCGAGCGGGCGAAATCGAGAAACACGCTTCCACATATCGTAGCCTTCAACAGAATCAATGCAGTAAAGCGACATTCCGCATTTGAGCCAGACAATATATTCGCCATGCCCTCCACAGATATTCACTTCTCTCTCTTCTATTTTACGGACAAGCACGCGCGCCTTGCGCAGCACAATGTCAGGTGTGTCATTCTTCCATCCTCCAGATTGTCTCGGCTGGCATTCTAAAGAAGAATCTCCATATTGCTTTTGATTGTCAAACACTCGCTTCGGTAATGGTGATATGGCAACCAAATCATCAACGCCCTTGTATGACACCACGCGTTCATTTATATATATATGCTCGGGATCATCCCACGAGGCGAAACGCACGCGGCCGATGTTGCTACATGCTTTGTCGAGACTGATGCCAATGGCAGCATACTCCTGCAGTAATGCTCTAAACTGCTGCTTATGGCGGTCGGGGTATGCCAAGCGTACCAAACCAAAATAGCCGCTACCCGAACATGAACGCATAAGCAATCCCACTTCGGGGCGATGACGCAATACCATGAGGATGTTTTCAAAGTTGCTCAAGCGGCAGTTGTCTGCCAAATCAATGTCGATGGCGAGCCAACCAGTATGCTGCTTGAGATGACTTTCGCGTCGGCTAACCATGACGCGCTGCCCAGGATGGGTAAGACTATCATCTTCGTAGAGAGCAAACAGCCCACTAAGCGTAGCACCGGGTAGCATCTTCTTCGTTTCGATGTACTCCGGCATCTTCTTTGCCTTACTGCCCAGCTCTTGACGCATTGCACGCAGTCGCTGCACATACGGCTTCCATCTATCCGTTAGACAGAACTCACGGATAGTCATCTGCTGGATGCACTCGCCCGTCTCACGATCAACAAAACGGCCCTCGGCATCGGTTGACTCTTTATATACTGAGCAAATCTCGTCAAACATATTTTTTGCGATTAATAACCGTTGCAAATTTAATAATTATAATTGGTTTCACCAACTCTTACTATTGTTATTAACTTTTATTTAATATGTATTCAACACTGTCTATTGTTTATACATTGCAAAACAAAAGTTCGATTCTAAACTTTTAAGCCTTCAAAAGTCCAGTTTTTAGTTTTAGAGTTCATTTTTCAAAGAAATGCCGAAAAATGAAAAGTCCATGATTTTGAAAAACACCTCCGCTGTCCACCCAGAATCCACCTCGTGACTACCCAATGAATTTTTCAAAAAGCGATTTAACTTTCTGATTTTCCGTTACTTATCTATTAAAAGTTTAAAAATAGGGGATTTTTTTATATATCTATACGAGCGCAAAGAACAAAAAAAATATATAAAAATAGTAGAAATATGGCTTTTTATAGCGTTTTCAGCGCTTATTTGCCTTTCCCCATCTCCTATAATTTATTAAATGTCAACTATTTACGCCATAGGCGTTAATGCTACTAACTATATTGTTAGGGTTGGGGAGT